GGGGGCCGGTGCGGGGGCCGGTGCGGGGGCCGGTGCGGGGGCCGGTGCGGGGGCCGGTGCGGGGGCCGGTGCGGGGGCCGGTGCGGGGGCCGGTGCGGGGGCCGGTGCGGCAGGCTGCGTGATCGTCATCATGCCGGCCTGGACGAGCGCGTCGTCGGTCCAGTTGGTCGCATGGTACTGCTCGCGGGTGAAGCCCTGGGCGGCGGCCGTCATGGTGTAGATCGGACCTGCTGCCGGTGCGGGGGCTGGCGCAGCGCCCGGATGCGGTGCGGGGGCCGCTGCTGCAGGCGCACCGCCGCCGAACACGGTTGCTGCGTCCGGGCCGCTGATGATCAGATCACCCATCGCGTTCCATTCGACCATGCCGAGATTCGAATACAAGCCGGGCTTGTTCGACGGGATGTTGTCGGTGATCGTGCCCGACACGCGGACGAAGTGACCGCGCGGGAACACTTTCGGGTCGGCGATTTGGTCGGCAGGGCCATACTTGCCACGCACGTAGCAACGCGGCGCATAGCTGGAAGCGAAGCGGAACACCCAATGTCCGGCGAAGCCTTCCTTGACGTTGTTCGGCTGGCCGTTGTTGTCGAAGCCGTCGCCATCGACGATCTTCCACGAGAAGTTCGGGTTCGTGCAGGGGCCGCCGTTCGGGAAGAACTGCGGGAACGCAGCGCGGGCGACGCGCTCGTATTGCGCTTTGAACGCTTCGACGGCCGGGTCGCCCTTCTTGCCCGCGCAGGCAATGAAAAACTTCTGCGTCGTCTGACCGGCATTTGGGCCGGTCTTGATCGTCAGGGGTTGACCCGTGGTCAGGTCTTTCGTTTGCGGTTCCAGCGGCGAGCCCTGGACGAGACGCAGAACTGGGGAGAGGAATTCTTCGGATACGGTTGCCATTTTTAGTCCTTGTTGAAAATTTGTGCGGCGGCGGTGCCGTCGTCTTCTACTAATTCAGCCGCGCCGCCTGGGGCGTGACTGTACGCTTTTACTACATCTTCCGGAATGCCTGCCTTGATCGCCTGCAACGGTGTCATGGACAGTTGAGGGGTCGAGATGGTCACGTTGTACGCGCTGGCGATGTCCTGCATATCTTTTACCGCATCATCCTTCCAGACGGTACGGCCCTTCTTGTGCCCGATGCTGAAGTACGGCACGATCCCGCCACGCTGAAGGGTCGACATCAAGTTTTGTTCGATACCGTCCCTGCGCAACTTGATCATCTTTTCGGCGTCTCGCAGCCTGCGAAGTTCAGCGCGCAATGCGGCCGGCGACATCACGAGTGGGGCAGAACTGTACGCAAGGTCGATTGCGTGACCTTCCGCCATGATTGCCGCCTCACACTCGTGACGACCCTTACAGTCCCTGCACGCATCCGGATCACGCGCCGTCACGGGGGCGTCGGGATCATCACCCATTCGATACGCGAGCGACAGTTCCGATATCGGGTGACGCAACTCACCGAGCGTCGTCGTCCATGACCGTGTCGGGCCGCGCCGATGGTAATTGCGCGGTTGGTGAATAGTCATCGTCACCTTCAACGAATCGTCGTGGTAACACCCCAACGCATGCGCAACGATAGCGACGTAGTTGATCACCTGATAGTTGCCAATTTCGCTCACGAAACCCCGCCCGTATTTCTCGTCGTCGACGAACAGATGGTGCGTCCGATGATCGTACATCGTGTAATCCGGCGTACCGTAGTTCTCCGGATGCAATGGACCTTCGGTGAACGTGCCTTCGATCCAGTAGTTCGCACCGTCCATCCACGCGGCGTGATCCCGTCGAATGATATGGTCCGCGTACGCGTCTGCCGCTTCGATCATCTCAACATTGAGAACAACGCCGTTCGGTGCAACGTCGCCAACCTGGGGATGAATCCCGTGCAACTTTTCCGACCCAACCCAATGCACCGCTTCGCCCTGTTGCGCATCGATGCTGTCTTCGTCCGGGTAACGCGCTTCAACGTTCACCGACCCCCAACACGCAACGCGGCGGGCGGCAGACGACGGCGCATATTTTGCGTGCGTGGGCATGGTTAGGCCGCTGCGGTCATCTTTTCGTAGACGAGCGGGATCAGGCTCGCGTTCGCCGGCTGCGCGAGTTGTCCGGCCGCTTCGATACCGAATTCCTTCGCAAAGACCAGCATGTCGGCCATCGTCTTGCCTTGGGAGGTGACCCACTTGCACAGGTCGGCGAACGTGGCCGGTGCTGCCGGTGCTGCCGGTGCTGCCGGTGCTGCCGGTGCTGCCGGTGCTGCCAATGGCGTGAACGCTTGTGCCTGGGCGGGTTGCTGCTGGCGCAGTTCCGCGACGACCTGATTGTAGAAGACGTCGCCCGTACCCTTCTTCTTCGTCCACGTGCCGTCAGCCTTCAGGGTCCGGCCGCCCGAGTGAATGCGGGCGTCCCACGGCAGGCCGGTCGAGTCAACGGCCGGGGGCGTCGCAGCGCCAGTTTGCGCCTGCGCATCCGTACTTGCAGGCGCGGCTGGCGCTGCAGGCGGAATAGATGCGGTTGGTGGGGCGGAAATGGCCGGGGACGAACCAGACGCACCGGCCGGCTGGACGTTTGGGGAATTGTCCAGGACTGGATGTTCGACGGTCATCATGTTGTTTTCGATCAGCAGTTCGTCGGTCCAGCCCTGGGCGTGATATTCCTCACGGGAGAAGCCTTGCGCGGCCGGCGTCATCGTGTAGATGGGGTCAGCTTTGATCGCGACAGCGGGCGAATTGATGTTGATTGCGCCACCGCCACCGACAGGGAATTCCACCTGCGATGACGAGCCGCCGCCGGCCTGCACGCTGACCGAACCGAACACCTGGGCGGCGGTGTTGGTCGTCACGATGGGCGTTTCCTTGCCGACGTCCGGCGCGTCGTTGCCGATCATGCTGAGATATTGCGCACCGTTCATTTCGAGACGGTCGGCGCTTTCTTCGGTCATGTTGGCCAGTTCCAGGAACGCATTTGCGAGAACGCGGAAGATGGTGCGAATTTGTTTGGAGTACATCATTTATCCTTCGTTTTGGGTTGCGGAGATTGAACAATAGCGGCATACTAACAGGACTGTCAACAAGAATTTTTCCTCAGATGAACATCAAACCGATGACCGTCCAACTACGACCGTATCAACAACAACTGAAGGGCGATATCGTCAACGAATGGTTGAAGGGCTTGCCGTTCGTGCTCGCCGTGTCGGCCACGGGTTCCGGCAAGACGGTCCTGTTCTCGTCGATCATTGCGGACGAATCCGGCCCCGTGTGCGCCGTCGCCCACCGGCACGAACTTGTTGCGCAAATGTCGATGGCGTTGGCGCGCAATGGTATCAGACATCGCGTTATCGGTTCGGATGCACTGGCGAGCGAATGCCGCGCGTCGCACCTGGACGAACTGGGCGTGAATTACGTCGACCCGAACAGCCGCGTTGCCGTGGCCAGCGTCGACACGCTGATCCTCAAGAGCGATCCGGCTTTCGAAGCGTGGCGCATGAGCGTCAAGTTGTGGGTCATCGACGAAGCGCACCATATCCTGAAGCATAACAAGTGGGGCAAGGCGGTCCAGCTATTCCCGAACGCTCGCGGCCTGGGCGTGACGGCCGAGACCGAACGCGCGGACGGCTACGGCCTGGGCGACCAGAATGACGGCGTGTTCCATTCGATCGTCATCGCGCCGACCATGCGCGACATCATCAACATGGGGTTCCTCACGGATTACCGCGTGTTCGCACCGCCGTCCGACCTGAACCTGAAAGACATCCCGCTCGGCGCTGACGGCGACTTCAGCCCGAAGAAACTCGCGAAGGCGACTAAGGCGTCGCACATCACCGGGGACGTGGTCAAACACTATCTCAAGCTGGCAAAAGGCAAGTTGGGGATTACGTTCGCCGTTGACATCGAAGCGGCCGAAGAGATCGCCGCAGGATATCGCGCGGCCGGCGTGCCCGCCGAGATCGTGACCGGCAAGACAAACGCAGCAGTTCGCCGCAACATCCTTAAACGGTTCCGCAACCGCGAAATCCTGCAACTGGTGAACGTCGACCTGTTCGGCGAGGGCTTCGACCTTCCCGCGATTGAAGTTGTGTCCATGGCGCGCGCAACGAACTCGTTCAACCTGTTCAAACAACAAGCCGGCCGCGCGCTGCGTCTCATGCCGGGGAAAGACTGGGCGATCATCATCGACCACGTCGGCAACTTCCTGCGTCACGGTCCCCCGGACCAACCTCGCGACTTCACCCTGGGTCGCCCGGTGCCGAAGTCCAAACGCGAGCCCGACGAAAATATCATCCCGCAGCGTGTGTGCGTCGAATGCACGGTTCCTTACGAACGCATCTATGCATCGTGCCCGGCATGCGGTCACGCTGTAGTCCCGCCGCAGCGCAACGCGCCTGAATTCGTTGACGGCGACCTCGTCGAACTGACGCAGGAAGTCTTGCGCAAGATGCGCGGTGAAGCCGCAGCAGCGGTCAATACGGGGTTCGTCCCAACGCCGATGAACGCGAGCCCCGTCGTCGTGAACTCTATCCGCAAAAATCATTTCGCCCGCGCCGCAGCACAAGGCCCGTTGCGGGACACGCTGGCGTTGTGGGCGGGCTGGCAAAAGAACTTGAAGGGTCGCACCGACAGCGAAATCTACAGGCTATTTTTCCTCACTTACGGCATGGACATGCTCACCGCTCAAACCCTGGGGGCGGCGGACGCCGATGCTCTACGCATGAAGCTGCAAGCCAAGCTCGATAAGCATGGCATTGTGCCCCATTGACATTCGCTGTTGACAATTCAGTTAGTAGCATGCAAAATGGCTCCAATTATTCACCCACGGAGCCTAAAAAATGCATCTCACGCTTGATACTTGCACGTCCGCCCTGACCGCCGCCGCGATCAATCACAAGGCTGCTATTCAACTTGAATTGGCGGTTGGGCTGGCGGTATTCCACCTGTACAAAGGTACGAACAAGGACGCCCGAAAGATGCTCGTCCAGGCGTACGCGCTCGCCGGCTGGCAGTGTCAGAAGTTCGCGGACCCTGACTACAAGACGGTGAACCGCCGAATCAACGCGACGGCGTCCCTGTACGAAAAGGTTCCCGTTGCGAAGTGGGTCGGCCATCTGGAAGAAATGGACATCATCCAGGCGATTTGCGAAGGTCTGGAACCGTACCAGCTTTACACGATCCAGGACGTTTTACGATACGCCGCCCCGCACCGCGTACAGGACAAGAAATTCGCCGTCGCGCCCGCTCACGATCTGCTGTCGGGTCCGGCCGCGAACAATCACACGGGGCAGGACCGTATCATGCAGCAGTTCCGCCGAGCGTCGGACCATATCGACGAAGGCGCCCGCGTGCTCGCAACTGATCATATTTCGCTTGTCATTCCAAAGGAAACGACGCGTGCCGAAGTGCTGGACCTCGCACGCCAACTGTTGTTGTTGGCTGACGAGAACAAAGAAGAAAAGTTGTTGACAGTCTAGTTAGTAAGACATATCCTACATGGACCATCTTTTCTTGTGGGATATTAAAAAATGTCAACAACTCTGATTGAGGCAAGGACAGCGTTGCTCAAGCTGTCCAGCCAATTCCCCGCACCTTCAACGTATGCCGATCTGCTGGCGACCATTTCGGACTACTTCGACAACCAAGTACCGTTGAGCGTCGAAAACCGCAACCTGACGCAACGCGTCGCGGTGCTTGAAGCGACAATCGAGCAGGTCCGCAAAACCCTTCCCGAAGACCCCTCAGTCGTCACATTGCCGCCGCCAAAGACCGGCATGCGTCGCGGGATCGACTGTACGGCCTGGATGGGCGTCGGTCGGTGCTCGTGCCCGGCGTGCATGGTGGCGCAACATGCATAGCATCGTCCACCAATGGGCGACCGACTGGGGCGTCCCTCAGCATGCGGCAGTCGACCTGATGTGCCGTCTAGGCCTGGGATTCGAACCTACTACGTTTGTCGAGTTGGAAGGATGGTCCGAAAGCGCGATCCAATCCAAGGTCCGGCTTGACGCCGCCAAAGCTGGCATTCTCCCGTGGCGTAACAACGTCGGCGCGCTCCAGGACGACACCGGCCGCGTGGTCCGCTATGGTCTGTGCAACGACACGGAGCAACTGAACGAAAGCGTCAAGTCGTCGGACCTTATCGGCATCAACCCCGTGTTGATCAAGCCGGAACACGTGGGGACGATCATCGGCCAGTTTTGGGCGCGCGAGGTCAAGGAATACGGTTGGAAGTACACCGGCACCGCGCACGAGGTTGCACAAGCGAAGTTCGGTCAAATCGTGCTGTCCAAAGGCGGCGATTTCAAATTTACCTGTGGGAGTATTTAATGGAAGCACCAAAAATCAATTTCATGGTCTGCGAATCCGAAGCGCCGAATACGGTCGGCCCGCTCGGGCTGGAAGTCGGGCAAACGTGGCGCATGTACAGCGGCGACCTCGTGACGATCACTCGATACAGCAAGTCGGAGGATCGTTTCTACCTGGGGTTTGCCGAGACCGTGGGCGTCCCATTCCGGGCCAGCGTCGACCCGAGCGGCCGGACCAAGTTGCAGTCGTGCCGTGACTACGATCTGAAAGAGCGTGTCCAACGAATCTACATCGCTGGCCCGATGACCGGACACGCTGACCTTAACTTCCCGGCGTTTCACGCTGCAGCGGCCGCGTACCGCAAGAAGGGTGCGTTCGTGATCAACCCTGCCGAGATCAATAGCGCCGAGGTTCAGACCGCCATGTCGGCCAAACTGACCCCCGAGCAGTATCACGCGCACTGGGTCCGCTGCACGAAGAAGGACATCAACGCCCTGATGACGTGCGACGGTATCGTCATGTTGCCCGGCTGGCAGAAGTCGCGCGGCGCAAAGCTGGAACACCATATTGCCCGCAACCTGGGCCTGACCATCACCTATCGCGAGGTGTAAGCATGCCTCGTAAATTGATTGAGCCTGACTACTGGCGAATCCCCAAGGACCGTGTAAAGCTGCTCCGCGCCGATTCCGTCACGGGTCCAGGTGGGACTAAGATTTACTTCAGTGAATTCCCGATCATAAAGTACACGCCTAGCGGTGCATGGATAAGCGAATGGGGGCGCGAGCGCTTTGTAAATCTTCGCGCGGTAAAACAGTTCGCATCAACAACCAAAGAATACGCACTCGACCAACTGCGACATCGAAAGTGCAGACAGATACAAATCATTGAGTACCAATTGATGAACGCAAAAGTTACCCTTGAACTGCTGGCATCCGGCAAGCTTGAAACCCCTTATTACTCAGACGTGGAGTTTTATTAAAATGTACCCATCGATCAAAGCCGCAGCAGAAGACAAAGGCAACGACGCCGTCAGCAAGTCGACCCCGACGTTCCTGATCGACCCGCGCGTCGTCAAGGTGATTCCCGGCTTTAACTGCCGCCCTATCGACCCCGAACATGTTGCGCGCATGAAGGCGCTGCGCAAGGCAGGCGTAGATACTGCCGAATACACCGTGCAGATGATCAACGGTGATATCTGCATCATCGACGGCCATCACCGCCACGCTGCCGACATGGAACTGATTGCCGAGGGTGAGCCGATCTTGCGCGTCAAGGCGAAAGAGTTCAAGGGCGACGAGAAGGCCGCAATCCTCTATATGCTCGGCACGCAGTCCGGCAAGGGTAACACCCCGCTCCAGGTGGGCGAACAGTACGCCAAGTTGGTGAACCGCTTTGGCATGTCGTACGACGAGATCGCCGAGCAACGCGGCATGAGCGCGCAGCACGTCAAGGACGCGATCCGCCTCACCGAGCAGCCCGTCGAACTGAAGACGGCCATCAACGAAGGCGTGATCACGTCGTCGACGGCGCTTAAGTTGGTCAAGCAAAAGGGTTCGACCGAAGCGATCGAGACGATCAAGCGCGCCGCAGCGCAACCGGGCGTCAAGGTCGGGAAGCCGATCACGCAAAAGGTTATCGACAACCTGGGCGCATCGTTCGTTGGCGAATCCGCGCAGCAAAAGGGCGCGTGCATCAAACACCTGACTGCGATGATCGAGTCGCCCGGCTTCGACGTGCAAAGCAAAGCCGTCCTACGCCGCGTGCTGGACCTCGTCGAAGGTAAGACGCTCGCCATCCCGCGCGAGAAGGCGGCGGACAAAGCAGCCGTCGAAGTGTTCCTCGCCGAGAACCGCGACCACAAGAACAACGGCGTCAGCGTGGCGGCGCATCTGCTGTCCGACGTGCTCGCAAAGCGCCCCGTGCCGGACGAGGGAAGCCCTGGCGCGCGTGCGTACGGCCATCACGTGTGGTTGCAGGACATGGCAGCCAACAGCCCCAAGACTCCATTCCGCGCCGCTGCGCACTGGTTCCTTGCCGTGCTGAACGCCGATCGCACAGGGTCGGAGGTCGCGCCCGCCCCGTCAGTTCTGGACCCGGTAGCGGCGCTGGAAGCCGAGAGGGAAAGCGGCGGTCACGTGCTGGCCGAAACCCTGTGCCCGGAACACGCAGCGCTGATCACCTGGGCGCGAGGGCGGACGTGACCGCGTACTATAACGAGTTCGACCCGTACGCGGCAGCGTGGATACGGAACCTCATTAACGCCGGGCTTATCGCACCCGGCGTCGTAGACGAAAGGAGTATCGAAGATGTCCGCCCTGATGATCTCGACGGGTTCACCCAATGCCATTTCTTCGCCGGGCTCGGCGGATGGTCTTATGCACTTCGCCTTGCCGGATGGTCAGATCATCGATCAGTATGGACGGCTTCATGCCCCTGCCAGCCTTACAGCGCGGCAGGCGAAGGCGGCGGGTTTGCTGACGAGCGGCACCTCTGGCCTCATTTTGAATGGCTCGTCCGAAACCAGAAGCGCCGCCCTAAACGAATCTTTGGTGAGCAGGTTGCAAGTAAATTTGCGGAACCTTGGGTCGACCTTGTACACACTGACCTGGAAGCCCTGGACTACGCCTTCGGGTGTGTCCCGTTCCCGTCTGCGAGCGTCGGTGCGCCGCACATCAGAGACAGGTTGTATTGGATGGCCGACGCCGGCAGCATCGGACGAGAAGTGGCGCTACAGCACGGTGCAGGCAGCGGAACGCCGGATCGACTCGGGCAAGCAAGTGTCGTTGGAATGCGCGGCAATGCTGACGATGAACGAGCCGGCCCGACTAACGGTTTTTGGCGCGCTGCTGACTGGCTTGCGTGCCGGGATGGAAAGTGGCGGCCAGTTGAACCCGGCACATTCCCGTTGGTTAATGGGGCTCCCGCCAGAATGGGACGACTGCGCGCCTACGGCAACGCCATCAATGCGAAACAAGCTGAAATCTTCATAAGAAGTGCGATGGGATGTTTACCGTGAAAACTTGCACATCGTGCGCACAAGTGAAGCCTCTTTCGGAATTTAGCAGAGACCGTCGGCGTGGGCATGCCGCCCGCTGTAAAACTTGCAGAAAATACGAAGTGAACGAATGGCGAAGCGCCAATCGAGACGCCTACAATGCTTCGGAACGTCGCCGGTATGCGTCCAACAGGTTGAAATGGGAAAACCATTTACGCTACAAGTACGGGATTGATTCCACTACGTATTACGACATGCTCGCCGATCAATTAGGGGTTTGCGCAATCTGCAAAGTGGACCCATCTAAGATCGGAGAAACACTAGCGGTCGACCATGACCACAGTACGGGGGCGGTGCGGGGGCTATTGTGTTCGAAATGCAATCGAATGCTTGGTTGTGCGAAAGATACCCCTGAAATCCTAGTTGCAGGCTCGGCGTATTTGGCTTCATCCAAACCGCAATGAGCGTGCTAGACTAACCGAATAGTTACTAAAGGAAATACCAAATGGCACGTATGACCCCGGCCGACCGCAAGGCGGCAATTCTCGACGCGGCCGTCGCCGCCGCCAAGAAACACGGCTTCGCGCGACTGCGCCTCGTGCACATCGCCGAGCAGGCCGAGTGCAGCAACGCCCTCGTCGTGTCCCACTACGGCACGATGACCAAGATGCGCCGCGCCGTAATGCGCGCCGCCATCAAGCAAGAGATCCTGCCCATCATCGCCGAGGGGGTCGCCACGCGCGACCCGGTGGCGTGCAAGGCACCCGCCGACCTGCAGCATAAAGCCCTTGCCACGCTGGCGGGGTGACGCATGTACATCCTTCCGGGGGCGCTCGCACCCCTTGGACAATACCGACAATTCATTCTTGTCAGGCTCAAGCCTGCGACGGATGAACGCGGCAATTTGATCCCTGGGAAGCTCGCCAAATATCCAGCGTGGCCGCACGACAACCCCACGACGCACACGCGGGGCGATGGCACCGTTGTACATGTCGGCAAATGGGGCATGGTCAGCGCGCACCGGCCCGACGCGTGGCTCGACTGGCAGACCGCCGCGACGCTTGCCGCGTCCGGCCCTGTCGGCGGCGATACTGCCGCGTGGACGATCGGATTCGTCATCACCGAGAACGACCCGTTCGGCGTTTACGACCTAGACGAATGCTCCACGCTCGCGGGCACGTGGAACGACAACGCGCAAGAGATAATGCGCCGCATGCCGGCGGCGATCGAACTATCCCTCTCGGGCCGTGGTCTTCACGGGTGGTTCACGTACCAGGGCAAGGCACCGCCGCACGGCAAGAAAAACGGACTTCTCAATATTGAGATGTACACCGAGGCGCGTTTTATCGCGCTCGGGTCGGCCGCCAACGGCCAGATGCACGACCTTACGGCGTACCTGCCGCAGTTCATCGCCGATTACTTCCCGCCGTCGGAGAAGGAAGAGGGCGGCGCGGGTTGGACGACCGAACATGACCCCGAACACACGCCGCTGTCCGACGATGATCTGTTGCGTATGGCGATGGCCAGCCAACGCAGGCAGGAAGCAAGCGCAGTGTTCGGCGACGGCCACTTCGCACCCAATTTCGCGGACCTGTGGAATCGCAACGCCCCCGTGCTGTCGCGCGCATATCCGCCGAAGACGCCGGGCAAGGATTTCGACTACAGTAGCGCCGACATGGCGCTCGCGAAGGAACTCGCGTACTGGACCGGCAAGAACTGCGAGCGTGTCGCGCGCCTGATGATGCTGTCCGGCTTGGTCCGCGACAAGTGGTCCGCATCCGTTCACAAGTCGTACTTCCGCGACACCGTGTCGACGGGCGTTGCGTTCTGCTCGGCGGTCTACAAGGCGAAGCCCGTCATCCCCAACATCCCGCTCCCACCGCCGAGCGGAGGCAAGCTGGAACCTGTGGAGATCACGCACGGGACGTTCATCGGTCGCGAAAACCTCGCCGCGATCTTCAAGGACTGCGTATACATCCAAGACCAGAACTCCGTGCTTATCCCGAACGGCGACATCATCGATCAGTCGCGATTCAACGCGAAGTATGCCGGATACACGTTCATCCTGGACAACGAAGGTCAGAAGACGACCAAATCGGCATGGGAAGCGTTCCTTGGCAATCAATTGATCCTGTTCCCCCGCGTGGAAGGGACCGAGTTTAATCCGCGCCTGGACTTTCAATACGTCGTCGAGCGCGCCGGCCGTCGCTGGATCAACGTCTATAAAGCGCCCTACGTCGAGCGCAGGCCCGGCGACGTGCAACCGTTCATGGACCTGTTGCGCAAGCTGCTGCCGAACGGCGACGATGCGCAGATCCTGCTGTCCTACATGGCCGCCGTCGTGCAGTACCCCGGTGTCAAATTCCGTTGGGCACCGTTCATTCAGGGCACGCAGGGCAACGGCAAATCGACGCTCGTCGAATGCCTGCGCCACGCCCTGGGACACAAGTACGTCTTCACGATCAAGACGGGCATGATTGAAAACGGCTTCAACGCGTGGCTTGAAAACAATTTGCTCTACGTGGCCGACGACATCTACAGCGCGAAGGATCGCACCGACATGATGGAAGCGCTCAAGAGCCTGATCACCGAGCGTGACCACGCGATTACGCTCAAGGGTATCGACTCGATTCAAAAACGAATTTGCGGAAACTTCATCTTCACGGACAACCACAAGGACGCCATGAAGAAGCAGGACGATACGCGCCGCATCTGTACCCTGTATTGCGCGCAGCAGTCCAAATACGATCGCCAGCGCGACGGCCTGACCAAAGAGTATTTCGGGGGCTTCCTGTACCCGTGGTTGGAGCAGGGCGGTTATGCGGCCGTTGCCGACCTTCTGGCGACGATGCCGATCGATGCGCGGTACAACCCGGCAGGCGAGTGCCAAGAAGCCCCGGAAACGAGCGTGACGCGGGAAGCTGTGGTCGACGGCCGCGACGCCCTGGAGCACGAGATTGCGGAATGGATCATTCTGCGCGAACCGGGCTTTGCTGGCGACTTCGTGTCGCACCATATGCTGAAGGCGCGCATGCAACAGAATCCGCAGTTCGCCAAGATGTCGAGCCCGCTCAAGATCAAAGAGAAAATGCTGCGCCTGGGCTACGAGTTGCACCGCGCATTGCCCGAGGGCCGCACGCCTACCTACGTCATGCCCGACAACACGATGGCGGTCCTCTACGTCAAGCGCGACAGCGCGGCGGCCGAGATGAAAGACCCGCACGCGGTTGCGGCGTTGTACCAGCAGTTGCAGATGGAAGCACAGACCGACCAAACAGCACGGAGGTTCGCAGCATGATGTTAGAACAAGGCGATTGCCTAGATTTGATGTGGATGGTTCCCGACCAAAGCGTCGACATGATCCTGTACGATCTGCCGTACGGGACGACGCAGAACAAATGGGATTCGGTTATCGATCTCGATCAGATGTGGGCACATTACCGCCGCGTGTGTCGTGGGGCGATTGTTCTAACCGCACAATCGCCCTTTGATAAGGTGCTGGGCGCGTCGAATTTGGAAATGCTGCGGTATGAATGGATATGGCGTAAAGAAGCCGGCACGGGGTTCTTGAACGCAAAGCGCGCGCCGTTGAAAGATCACGAAAACGTCCTAGTGTTCTATGACAATCCGCCAACGTACAACCCACAAATGCGAACGGGGTTCAAGCCATACAAGTGCAAACAGGGACACGTCGGGACGAATTACGGCGCGGTACGCCCCGAGAATGTCAGCGAAAGTAACGGCGAGCGCTACCCCGTGACCGTATTGGAGTTCCAGCGCGACAAGGAAAAGATTCACCCGACGCAAAAGCCTGTCGCGCTGATGGAATACTTAATCAAGACCTACACCAATCCCGGCGACACGGTCATGGATAATTGCATGGGTAGCGGTTCGACCGGCGTTGCGTGCATGAACACGGGGCGTAATTTCATCGGGTTTGAGAAAGACCCGGAACACTTCCGCAACGCGTCTAACCGTATTTGGATGTCCTGGGGGTTGCAGGCGTGACCACGCGCAGCGCTGAACTACGGGGCGCATTGCGCGCCTACGTGGAGTATCGGCGGGACATCGAAAGCGACGCCAAATACGAGGCGCACATGCGGCGATTGGTTGATCTTGAGGCGCGCTATGGTCGCGAGCGCGTTAAAGCCCTGTACCGCCGCTATCGCGCCCCTGTAACGATTCTTATCAGAGACGGCATCACATATCGGAGGTTGATGTGAGCGGCGATATCTACACGGTTGGGGACGGGCGGCGCACGCAGTTCGCGCAGCGTGGGGACGGCATGTGGTTCATCCGTCACAAGTGGAATGGTCGGTGGGGCAAATGGTGGGAACACGGCCGCAAATGCCCGTATGAGTTCAGCAAGTATCGTGTGCCTGGGGCGGGCAAGGCGAGGTTGCCCAATGTCCCGTAAGTATTGCACCCCGGCCATGCTGGCGGCGTTGACCGAACTCAAGAAGGGCACACCGTGTCCGGCACCGCTGCGCGAGACGTTGCGTGCGCGCGGGTGGATAACGAAGGACGGATTGATCACGGGGGCGGGGGTTGATTATCTAAACGGTCGTGATATGATCGGCGCTCAATCAATCAACCGTAAGGGGGTCAATCATGCGTAAGGGTGCAAAGGTAACGGTTCGTATGCCGCGTGGCGCGAATCGCGAGGGCAAGTTCATCGGCGAGGAAACCAATCGCGGCACGTGGTACATCATCCAGCCGCCGGAAAAGGGTGCGCAACCTTTCAAGGTGCGGCCGGCAACGGTAACGCCGCTGTAAAAAGAAGCCCGGCCGAAGCCGGGTTTTTATTTCCTAAAGACCCAAGCTAGCATATCGTCCGGCTTGGGCGGTTTGCGGCGCAACGCTCGTTGTCGCCTTAGATGCGCTTCGTGCCGCTCGGGGTCGGCTTTGATCGCTGCGCGGTAATTCTTCTTGCGTTGGTCCATCGTGAGCGCGACGGGCTTCGGCTTGTTCTTGCCTGGACCAAAGCGCAACACGGGGATATATGGTCCAGCGCCTGACGGGCGAACCCAGTCGACCACGTGGATGACTTTCTTCTTGTTGACGAGATAGCGGATGTATTCGCGGACGCTCGTGCTCTTGTTGATAACGATCCGTCCCGCAAGCTGCCATTGATCGAGATCCCCGGCTTTCAATTCCTTGAGGATGCGTTCGATACGCGCCCGGCTGCGTGAGTCCCCCGGATTCATTTCAAACCCTCTTTCGTAATGAGCCCGTGACGACCGGCAAACATAGCGTCTACCTCTACGGGCTTGAAGTCAGGTTCGGGTCTGCCGCAATGCCCCCAGTTGATCCAGGCTCGCAGCATCGCCCCGTGTTCGCGGAACCTACCGACGACTTCCGCAGAGTCACGCCCAAGACGCACGAGCCATACACGCTGGCCCTCGTTGAAATGCCGCGTGCGGAATGGCATCGCGGCGGATAGCACCGTGGCGTTCATTTGTGCAGACAGTCTCGCCCTTGGTTGCAGCTATGGTCGTCGCACGGGCTGGCCGGCAAATGACGCTGCGCCAGATACCATGCAACGACGATGAGTGTAAGAAGGATCGCCATTACTTGTCGTCTTCCCTGCGTGATGCCAATCGATAGAACCCTCCGCGGCCAGCGCACGTCGTACAGTCGGGGTGATCGCAGCACGTTCGGTATTCCATATTTTGAACCAGACGGAGCACGCCAGACGGGATCGGCTCGTCGGCGGGTAGGTCGAGCGTGCGCGCGCATTCGGCCAGAACACCGAACCAATACGCTGCCTTACTGTAATTGGCAATACCTTCCCGTTGCACCTGGGCGACGATATCGCACAGAGATGCCTGTTTCGCTGTGCCTTCTTCACCATTGAGCAGGACGTCCAATTCGCGGACCAACCGCTTATGATCGGCGATAACTTCGCGCATGTCGAGGCATTCCCGCGTGCGCTCCATGTCGTGCTTGATGATCTCTGCGCCGGACTTCCTCATTTCGACGATCTGGCGCGACAGCGTTGCGTTTTGCTCGGCGAGCGCGTCATGCGCCGCTAACAGTTCTGCATAGTTCATTTCAATATCATCCTTCCATTGTTGAAGTGGTCGACCTCGCGACCTGAGGGAATGTTCAGTTCCTTGACCAACTCAGCGGCGACAACCATTGCGTCGGCGACGATCGCGAAGTCCTGGGGCGTCGTGCACGCGGTCAGGGCCGACGGGCCGCTGCGGTGGATCGTGTGCCACGCGCTGACCGGATTGTCGTCGCACACGTTGATGCGATACCAGTCCAGCAGCGCGCGGGCGGCGGGGTTAGACATAGTCAGTCGTCATGCTTGTTGCGAACTCGCGTGCCTCCTTGACCGTGGACGGATACGCCCGGTCGTAGGTACGGACGTTGAATGCCTTCACTTGCCCGGCGTAACCGATGGCAAACGAGAATTCCCTAGTCTTCGTGTTGCGCATCACCTTGACCCAAACCCGCGCGGTGCGAATGTAGAACTCTTTCATGTTCATCTCCGTGTTGTCGTTGAGTTGAACTATACGCACACTATTCGTATTGGTCAAGCATCTTGTCGACGATGTCTTGCATGCGTTGTTGAAGTACGTCGCTCGCCTGGGCGTCGCACCGGAAGTCCAGTCGAAGCGACACGACGTCGCCGTAAAGGTTTTCGATTTGATCGACGCACGTCACCGTACGGACCAGCATGCGAAGACGTTCCGCGTCGGCGATAAGTTCGCGCACGTCTTCAATCTTGACGTATGCGCCGTTCATAGCTTCCTTAATGGCGGCGGTGTTGTAGAAGCGCTGCAGGTCGTATCGTTTAATGGTCATACCAACACCCCCACTTCGTGCGGCGGGGTCATGTCGTCCAGCAGACCGAACGACTGCGCGGCGATCAGGGACGCGGCAAGGACGATATACAGTGCGACGATGCGTTTCATTTGATTTCCTTTACTTTGATGGTGAAGAGTTCCCACGCGGCCGGGGGCATCTTGGCGTCGCCCGCTTCCCACTTCTGCCACGCGCGCAAGCTGGCGTGAACGAGGGTTGCGGCGGCCGTCTGCGTGATCCGGGCGTTGTTGCGCACCTGGGCGATCTGCTGGGGGGTTGGCTTGGTCATAATCCGCTTTGTGCCTTTCCGTGGCGGCGCTGTCCGCATTCGCAGATGTATTGGCCGCGACGTTTGTAATTGACCATCTTCCCGTTGCTGTTGACCTTGATCGTCGTCAGCGTGACGTCCCCGACCCATTCGAAGCGATGTCGGCTGTACCGGGCGCAGGCGGGGAGTTTCATTTGATCAGACCCGCGTCGCGTGCGCGTTCGACGAGTTTGCCGCAGTCCGAAAACGTCGTCGGTTACCCCTCCCCGCACGCTCGCGGGGGTTCGCACATGCGGCGCACCACGTCGAGCAATTCTTCGTACGTGGGCGGATTAGGCGGCGACAGCTTGTTGACGAGGTCTTGCGCCTGTTGGCGTGCCGTGATGCTCGGTGGCACGTTCGCCACGTATGCGCGGGCGATCGTGAGCAGCGCGTCCAGATCTTCCGGGGTGACGCGTGACTCGACGTCGACCGACTCGTCCTCGGTAAAGTGTTGCGGCGGCATAGGCTGGATGTCAGGCTCGCCAAACGGGGCGCTGTAAATGGTAACGACGCCGCTCGTCATCCCGAGAATTACGCGCAACACAACGCGATGGCGGCTCGTCTCGGTGGGCTTCAAGACGTCGCCCGGCCACAAATTTCTGGCTGCTTTTTTCATTTCGGTTCCTTTCGGTAAGTGATGGTGCGGTACTGTTCTTCGTAGGTGCGCATGCGGGCGTCGAACTCGTCGTCGTGGCGCTTCTCGATACGAATGATGGCGATGACGGCCACCAGGGCGGCGAGGGCTGCGATGATCATTTAACCCTCCCGAGCAAGGATCAACGCACGCGCCGCGATCATTCCGGCGTTCGGCGGGCAATGCAGGATGGTGCGCAGGGAGGCGACGAGGTCGTCGTAGTTGTTCACGCGGCGTTGCATCTCCGTGACAGTGTGCAGATCAGCGCCGCTGCCCGTGGCGAACGTGTGGTCGCAACCCTGCTCGCGCAGTTCGAACTTCTTGAACTCGGGGTCGGTGTAAATTTGGATTTTCATTTGTTGTTCTCCAGGTTGCCCGCCGAAGCGGGCGCGGGGTTGGTGTTACATGTACGACTTGACGACCAGCGGGCCGGCAGATTTTGGGACCAGCGTGAACGCGAAGTTGCGGGCGGTCTCGTAATCATTGAAGCCAACGACCGACTTTTCAATGACGCGACCGGAGTTGACCGCCAGCAGTTTGAAAATCCATTCAGTACGATCATTTGCGTTCATGTTGTTCTCCCGTTTGCGCTTCGCACCGTGCGTCGCGTCCATGTACTTAACTATACGCACACTATTCGTATTAGTCAACAATAAAATGCCCCGTCGTGCGGGGGCGTGTGGTTACGGGGTCTTGGGCTCGTATGTTGGACAGTTCGCCCCGTCGTCGGGCCAGATGCTATGTCTGTGCCAGTACGGCTGATCGATGCAGGCCGGCAGCGGGGGCGGGACGAACGTCACCGTGCATTTACCGTAAGTCGTGCGCTTGACGCGCCCGGTCGGCGTGAGCGGGAATTCTGCGTATTTACAGGTTTTACATTGGCTTGACATTGTGCTTTTCCCTTCGAAGGACGGCGGCCACGTCCAGGCCGAAATAGCGGTTGCCGTTGTGATGGACGTACATGCGATCTTCGGCACGGTCGTATTCGATCACGCCTGTCCGCTCCAGATCCGCCAGATTCTTAACGCTGCGCCCGTCCCATTCCATGAACGTTAACAGATCGTCGTAGGTGAGCGCACGTGGCGTTGGTGATTGCTCGTAGATTTTCTCCACGATGTCGGCGAGGCGTGCGACTTCGAAGCCGTCGGCGTACTGCAGGATTTCGCAAAACTTCTGGACAAGGGCGCGGTTGTCCTCGTGAACCATGAACATGCGTTCGTGAAGGTTGTTCACTTTGGCGTTGATGTATTTCCGGCGACTGAGTTTCACGGCCGTTCGCCGGTCTTCTTGGTCTTCCTTGATGCAGGCGATGCATCCGTTGTTGCTGACGTAGCGGTCGGAGAGGTGGCCGCGCCGGCATGGTCTGCCGGAACTGTAGGTGAGTTGGCCGGATTCTACGGCTTGAGACTTTGAGGACATTGGGCTTTTCCCCTGACTGTGTGTATTGTACTGTGCAATATACCACAATAAACTAAAACTCATACGCATAAACAAAACTAAATACACAAAGTCAGGTGTTTTGAGCGTTTGAGTGAAACTGGAAAAACACAATACAGTACACACAGTCAACAGTTTGGTAGAATTCATGTACCGCAACGAACAAACGTGTGACGATATGAGCAATGACGAACCAACATTGAACGATTGGCTGTTTATCGGGGAGTACGTGAAGGATTGGAAAGCTGGGGACGCGATGCGCCGTGCTGGATTCTATGTCGGTGAGTTCTACAGTCAGGAAGCGTACAGGCGTCTAAAGAAGCCGGCGGTGGCTCGTGAGATCGCAAAAATACGTGAAATTGCCAAGAACAAAGTACAACTCAGTACAAACCTGATCGTCGATGACATCCTGAATGTGATCACCGCAGATCCCCGCGACCTCATCGAAACTGTGACCGAATCGTGCCGCTACTGCCATGGCGTCGAACATCGATACCATTTCACGTTGAACGAATGGCGTCGCAAGGAGTTGGAGCACGTGATGACGAGCAAGCCGGCACCCGATCCAAAAGGCGGCCTGGGCTTCAATCCTCATCGCGATCCGCACCCTGATTGCCCGGAATGCTTCGGCAAGGGGATTGTGATCGAGCGCCTGAAAGACGTGCGCGACCTGTCGCCGGCCGCCGCTGCTCTATATATGGGTGTCGAGCGCACGAAGTCGGGCCTGAAGATCAACATGCGCAGCAAGGACAGCGCGCGGGAAGCTGCCGCAAAGTTCCTGGGCATGAACAAGGAAACGCACATCCTGAAAGATGGCGGTAAGACGTCCTTGGCGGATATGACCGATGATCAACTGGAAGCGCTGGCGAGGGGCGGGAAATGACGATCTTCCAACGACAGGCCGCCGCCGAACTGCTGCGCCGCCGCCGTGCCCGTGTCGACCCGGTGCATTACGCCGAGTACGTCGAAGTGCCTGGACGCCCGGTCGAAGAGGAAGCGGAGGAAGGCGAAGTCGTCATTGACGCGCCTGAAACGCTCCTGGCTGCCCACCACAAAATGATTTTGCGTGAGGTTGAGGATTGCTTCTTGCGCGACACGGGGCGCCTCATGATCTTCATGCCGCCAGGCTCGGCAAAAAGTTCGTATGGGTCCATCGTTGCGCCGTCGTTCCTGATGGGCAAATACCCCAAGACTCGTATCGGTCTCGCCAGCTACGCCGACAGCCTGGCACTCAAGATGGGACGCCGGACGCGCTCGATCATCAACCAGAAGCGTTACCGCAAGACATTCGACACTGAGCTATCCAACGAATCGGCCGCTGCGAACAACTTCAAGCTGACGAACGGCAGTGAGTACATGGCGACGGGTATTCTCGGCGCATTTACGGGCAACAGACTTGAGCTTTTAATAGTCGATGATCCGGTAAAAGGTCGCGAACAGGCTGACTCCGAAACAATCCAAGAGAAGACGTACGACGCATACAAAGACGACCTGCTGACACGTCTCGTTCCTGGCGGATCTGCACTGATCATCCAGACCCGATGGAATGAATCGGACCTTGCCGGCCGCATCCTGCCGGAAGACTGGAACGGCGAGTCGGGCGACATCGTGTGCAGGGACGGCAACGTATGGCGCGTGCTGTGTCTCCAGGCTGAATGCGATAGCGACACCGACCCGCTCGGCCGCAAACGCGGAGAAATGCTCTGGCCGGAATGGTTCACCGAAAAGCACTGGGCGCAGTTCCGGGGCGAGGCGCGCACCTGGGGCGCACTCTTCCAGCAGATCCCGAAACCGAAAGACGGCCTGATGTTCAACCCCGGCAAGATCGAGATCGTGGACGCGCTGCCGGCCGGGCGCATCACGTGGGTTCGCGGGTGGGACTTGGCAGCGACGGAAGGCGGCGGCGCGTACACGGTGGGCGCGCTGCTCGGCATCCATCAGGAATCACAACGCCCCGTCATCGCCCATATCGAGCGCTTCCAGCACGCACCGGGCCGCCGAGACGAGCGTATGCGCAACGTCGGCATGCTGGACGGACGCGGCATCAAACAGGACATCCCGGACGATCCGGGCGCGGGCGGCACGGCGGTCGTCGAGTACATCACGAAGAAGCTGAAGGGGTTGCCCGTCGTGTCGAGTTCCGAGTCGGGCGACAAGGAAACGCGCGCGCAGCCGTTCGCGTCCGAAGTCAACATCGGCAACGTCATGATGGTGCGCGGCGACTGGAACCGGCCGTTGCTCGACGAGATGCGCGCGTTTCCCAACGGGACGTACAAGGATCAGGTTGACGCACTGTCGCGGGCGTACACGAGGCTTGTTCCCCTTCCCGGTAAAATGTCCATCAACAAACAACTTCTACAGAGGGTCAGACGATGAAAACCATCTACGCATACACCGAAACGGCGAACTACAAAACGTATCCGGCATACGTCAACGTCAGCGAAAACCGCTTCGTGCCTGGGCAAGTCCTCGTCACCGTTCGCAACCGCGAGTTCACGACCCCGAGCGTGATCGGCCTCAATCGCGATGAACTGCAGGCGCTGGCCGACGCGCTCAATGCCTATTTGGGCACAACGCCCGATATCAAACGCGCTGTCGATCGCTTCCTTGGGTGGAAGCTGCCGGCCGACTTCTATCCTGATGCCGGCATTTCTTTCGACCGTTCGTACGCCGAAAAGTGGGGCATGCCGTCGGGGACGAACCTCTTCCATGCCGGACAGGCGCAAGCGATGTTCGAATACGTGTTGAAGGGCTGACCATGAAAATCAACACTTTCGGCCGCCTGTGGTCCTGGGCGCGCGGCATGAAGCCCGCCGACATCGGGCCTGCACCGCCAGCGTTCGCACCGCCGAAAATGCTGCCGGGCGTCGTGCCCAAAGGCGACAAAATGGCGATGGACGATGCGATGGCGGATGTCTACAGCTACGCGTCGCAGATGTACGGCGCGTGTGCGCAGACGTTCCCCGGCTATCCCGTGCTGGCGCAACTGATGCAGGTTGCCGAATACCGCATGTTGTCCGAGAAGACCGCGCACGCCATGACCCGCAAATGGATCAAACTTCATTCGAAGGGCGACAAGGACAACAGCGAACGGATCTCTCAGATCGAAGACGCGCTGACCCGATTCAAGGTGCGCGAACTGTTCACCGAAGCTGCTATTCACGATGGATTCTTCGGCCGCGCGCAACTGTTCGTCGACCTGGGCGAGCAGGAAGGCGACGGGCTGGCAATCCCGCTGTTCGAAGACTCGTCGATCGTGAAGAACAAACTGCGCAAGTTCAAGTTGGTCGAAGCGATGTTCACCTATCCGAACTCGTACAGCGCGTCCAATCCGTTGCGCGATGACTACTTCAACCCGTCGTCGTGGTTCGTGATGGGGCAGAAGGTGCACAGTACGCGCCTGTTGACGTTCGTCGGCCGCCCGCTTCCCGACATCCTCAAGCCGGCTTACAACTTCGGCGGCATGAGCATGTCGCAACTGGCAATGCCGTACGTGAACAACTGGCTGAAGACCCGCGACAGCGTCAACCGTATGATCTCCAACTATTCGACGTCGGGGATAAAGACGAACATGCAAGACGTCCTGACGGGCGGCAGCGGCGACGACCTGATGGGGCGGGCGCAGTTGTACGCCGAGATGCGCGACAACCAGGGCTTGATGCTGATGGACTTCGACACGGAAGAGTTCTTCCAGTTCAACACGCCGTTGTCCACGTTGGACCAATTGCAGGCGCAGGCCCAAGAGCACATGGCGAGCGTGGCGTCGATGCCGCTGCCGATCCTGCTGGGCATCACCCCGTCCGGCCTGAACGCCAGCGCTGACGGCGATATCGAGATCTTCTATGACCATGTGCGCGACATGCAAGAACGCCTGTTCCGCGACAATCTGACCAAGGTCATCAAGTTGATTCAACTGTCCGAGTTCGGCGACGTGGACGAGGACATCGTCTTCGACTTCGTGTCCCTCTGGCAGCAGACCGAGGCGGAAATGGCCGCCAACCGCAAGAGCGATGCAGAAGCGGCGGCGATCTATGTCGAACTGGGCGCGATCCTGCCGGAAGAGGTTCGCCAACGTCTGGCCGACGACGAGCATAGCGGATATAACGGCCTGGACATGGGCGTCAAGATCGAACCGCCGAATGAAGCCGATGGCGACCCGCTTCCGGAGGATGGGGAATGAAAGAGATCCGCGCCCCTGGGCGGGCCGTCACGCTCAAGCCCGTGCGCCCGAACGTGGGCGTCGAGATCGCCTATCAGAAGGCGCTGACGGGCATCGTCGACGACATGAACAAATCGATTTTGCATTGGATCAGCGCCGCGTATCGTGCCAACCCGCCAGCGATGGCGATGGACGCGACGCCGTCGGAAGAACTGCGCAAGGTGATGAAGAATCTCGCGCGGCGCTGGATCAGGCTGTTCGACGAGGCGTCCGCGAAGATCGCCAACGCTTTCGCCACGCAGGCGCAGGCGCAGGCCGAACGGACCATGTCGAAGGTGCTGAAGGACGCGGGCTTCTCCGTCCCCTTCAAGCCTACGGCGGTCATGAAAGATGCGTTCGACTCCGTGCTCGTCGAGAACGTCGCGCTGATCAAATCGATTCCGTCGCAGCAGTTCACCGCGATCGAAGGCGCTGTCATGCGCAGCGTGCAGGCCGGCCGCGACCTCAAGACGCTGCGCGAAGAACTGCTGACCCTGGGCGCGAAGTCCAAGAACCGCGCGGCGCTGATCGCTCGGGACCAAAACAACAAAGCGACGGCGGTCGTCACGAAGGCGCGGCGGATCTCGCTCGGATTGACCAAGGCCAAATGGCGGCACAGTCGCGGCGGCGTGCACCCCCGCAAATCCCACGTGGAAGCGGACGGGACCGTGTACGATATTGGTGTTGGCTGTTTGATCGATGGCGAGTACATCATGCCCGGCGAGAAAATCAATTGCCGGTGCACGTCGTCGGTCGTTATCCCCGGAATCGATGACTAATCAAGGAGAATAAAATGGCGTTCCCCATCTTTGTGTACCTGATGTTCTGCGTAACGGTCGGCGAGTTCGGCGGCATGCTGGCCGGCAGCTACGCGAAAAAACATCTCAAAGTTGAGAAGAAGTCGGAAGGGATCGGCGGCGCGTAATGTGGAACTATGCCCTGCTCGGGATTGTTATCGTACTGGCGTTCACCGTGACCGGGTCGTCAATCATCGCGTACCGCGAAGTGAAGAAGCACAACGAATATATGAAGGAGGTAATGCGCAATGAGCGCAATTAAACTCGCAATGGACAAGAGCGCGCGCACGGTCGACAAGTTCGGCCGCATGTACATTGCCATGTCCAACATTTCGAAGGCGACGGTCAACCCGTATCGCGGTTCGGAGATCCCCGGATGTGACGCGCTGGGCCTGGACCCCGACCGCGTCTACCTGCTGTTGCGCGACCCGGAAGAACTGCGCGCGGCGGCGTCGACCTTCAACAACATCCCGCTGCTGGACCGTCACATCCCGGTCACGGCTGAAGCGCCGTCGCAACAGTTCGTCGTCGGCAGCACGGGCACGGATGCGCGGTTTGACGAGCCGTTCTTGCGCAACTCGCTCGTCGTGTGGACGGCAACCGCGATCGCTGGCATCAACACGAATCAGCAGCGCGAACTGTCGTGCGCGTACAGCTACGACGCGGACATGACACCCGGAGTGTACGAAGGGAAACCATACGATGGTATTATGCGCAATATCAAGGGCAATCACGTTGCGCTTGTTGAAGTAGGTCGCGCCGGCCCGGATGTCGTGGTCGGTGATTCTAAACTCTCGGAGAAACCCATAATGCCGAAAAAACTGTCGACGAACGCCAAGCGCGTAGTTGCCGCCCTCCGTGGCGCGCTGCTGCCCGTTTTGGCACAAGACGCGCAGATCGGGGACTTGACTGCCATCGTCGGCAGCATCAAGAGCCTGAAACCCGCGAAGAACCAACAAGCCATCGTGACCGCCGTGCAGACCGCGTACGGTGAAAAGCTGGCACAAGACGCCACGCTCGATCACGTCGCACCGCTGCTGGAACAACTGGCGCAGGACGAAGACCCGGAAGAAGCGCCGAAGAAAGACCCCGTCGCCGCTGCCGAAGACGACGATGACGACGAGGACGACGACAAGAAGGACAAGCCGGTCGCAATGGATGCCGCGATCAACGCTGCTGTCGCCAACGCCGAAGCCCGCACCGTCGCCCGCATGCAAGCCATCCATCAAGCCGAGCGCGACGTCGAGCCCTTCGTCGGTCGTTTGGCCGTGGCGATGGACAGCGCCGAATCCGTGTACAAAATCGCCCTGGACGCCGCGAAAGTGGACCTGACCGACGTGCATCCGTCCGCCTACAAGGCGATGGTGCGCATGCTGCCCAAGCCGGGCACCGAAGCCAAGCCGGTGCAAACCCGCGTCGATCTGGCGCAAGACGCAGCGCTCGGCGCGGCATCGTTCAACGCGCTGTTCCCGAGCGCATCGAAAATGAAAGGTGGTGTGTGATGGGTTTCCAACGCCAAGTCAACATCCAGCCCGCGCCGGGCGTCGAAGGCGCCATCGCCAGCGGCAACCCGCCGGCAACGTACGTCACGGGTCCGGGCGGCCTGATCAGCGGCGCGAACGGCGTCATCGTCGGTCGCTTCGGCTACGCGTCCTACCAGGCTGACGGTTCCGAACGCGTCGACAACTCGTCGTACCTCGTGGCGAACGGCGTCGACCGCACGTCCGCCCTGGGCTTCATCGCCAACATGCAGCAAGCGCTGCAAACGGTCTACCTGTCCGAAGCCGGCATGTCGATGCTCGCGTGGCAGTCGATGGAGATGTTTACCCGTGGCGACTTCTGGGCAAAGATGCTGTCGACCGCGACCCGTGGTCAAAAGGTCTTCGCGTCCCTGATCGATGGCAGCATGCAGGCCGCCGCGCCGGGCGCAACCGTCGCCGCGTTCGTCGGCACCGCGTCGTTCGCAACGAACGTCATGACCGTGACCGCAGTCACGTCCGGCACCGTCAAGGTGGGCCAGCAAGTGACCGGCGCGAACATCCCTGCGAACACCTACGTCGCCAGCCTGGGCACCGGCACGGGTGGCGCGGGCACGTACAACCTGACCACGTCGCCGGGCACCCTCTCGGCGCAGGCAACCACGACGGCCGAATACGTCGAAACCAAGTTCCGCGTCCTGTCGGCTGCGGCATCCGGCGAGATCGCCAAAATCGGCTTCGGAGACTAACCATGCCCATCGATATCGAAAAACTCAATGCCCTGAGCGCGCCGCAACAAATCGCGGTCATCGCGGAAGCCGGTCGTACCTACGGCATCCACTTCCACCAAGCCGGCCAAGTGCAGGGCTTCATTCCTTCGCATCTGGCGATGGATGCGCAACTGGCACAAGACGCCCTGCCGCAACTGGTCACGACCACGTCGAGCGGCGTCCCGGCCTTCCTGACGAACTACGTCGACCCGAAGCTGATCGAAGTTCTGGTCACGAAGAACAAGGCCGCCGAGATCTTCGGCGAGAACCAAAAAGGCGACTGGACCACGCCGACCGCGTTTTTCCCGGTCGTCGAATCGGCCGGTGAAGTCTCGTCGTACGGCGACTACAGCACGAACGGCGAAGTGACGGCCAACACCAACTGGCCGCAACGCCAGTCGTACCACTACCAGACCGTCACGCAGTGGGGCGAGCGCGAACTCGACCAAATGGGCAAGGGTCGCATCGACTGGGCGTCGCGTCTGAACATCGCTTCGGCCATGATCATGGGCAAGTTCCAGAACAAGACGTACTTCTACGGCGTCGCCGGCCTGCAGAATTACGGCCTGCTGAACGACCCGTCGTTGATCGCCCCGATCAGCCCCGGCAGCAAGACGGGCGGTGGCTTCACGTGGCCGGTCGCGACGGCGGACGAGGTCTATACGGACATCAAAAATCTGGTCAAGCAACTGGTCATCCAGTCGAACGGCCTGATCGAGATGGACACGCCGATGAAGATGTGCATGTCGCCGACCCGAATGACCGAACTGACGAAGACGAATCAGTACAACGTCAACGTGTTCGACCAAGTCAAGAAGAACTTCCCGAACCTGACCTTCCAGTCGGCACCGGAATATTCGACCGCCTCGGGCGAACTGGTGCAACTGATCGTCGAAACGCTGGAAGGCCAAGAAACCGGCTACACCGCGTTCACCGAGAAGATGCGCGCGCACGCCGTTGAGCGCAAGACCTCGTCGTTCCTGCAGAAGAAGTCGGGCGGCACCTGGGGCGCAATCATCCTGCAACCGTTCGCAATCGCCCAAATGTTGGGCATCTAAGCGACGACCGCCCCGGCTCGTACAGCGGGGCGTTTTCACCCTCCTATAAGGAAAATCATCATGGCAACTGTTCTGATTGGCTGCAAACTCCCGCACGGTATCGTCCTGAAGGGCTCGGCCGGCCAAGACATCAAACTGAACGGCGTCAACACGTCGCTCGTCGCTGGCGGTTTCGGTCTCACCCACGTGGACGACTCCGAATGGGCGTACCTGTCGGCCATCTACGAAGACTTCGACCCGTTCAAGTCCAACGCGATCTTCACGCACAACACCGCGAAGGTTGCCGACCTGAAGGCGATCGCCGCCGAACTGTCCGACATCAAGACCGGCTTCGAAGGTATCGACCCGACCGCGCCGGCCGCTGGCCTGAAGCCGGAAGCGAACGTCGAAAAACAACTGGAAGCGGCCGAGAAAGCACCGCGTCCGACCAAAGCCCCCGCATCGCCGGCTGACAAGGCCGCCGCCAACGAACTGGCAGGCCAGTAATGAGTGCGGGCGCCGTCGTCTTCGATCCGGTCGCATTCAAGGCCCGGTATCCCCAGTTCGCAAACGTCGACGTGACGTTGCTGCAGGCGTTCTTCGACGAAGCGGCGGCGCTCTACCTGAACAACAGCGCGCGCAGCATCGTGCGCGACCTGGGCGAACGCTCGATCCTGCTGAACCTGATCGTCGCTCACTTGGGCACGCTGTCGGGCGTCCTGACGCCTGCCGGGCAAGGCTCGACGGCGACCCAAGTCGGCCGCGTGTCCAGCGCGTCGGAAGGCAGCGTGTCCGCGTCGATGGATATGGGCCAGCAGTCGAAGAACGCCGCGTTCTGGATGCAGACGCAGTACGGCGTGATGTACTGGCAGGCGACCGCAGCATACCGCACGATGCGGTACGTTCTCCCACGTCGTAGGTGCTGACGTGGCGGTCGGCCTGAGCGGGGGCGACAAGCTGCGCGCCAAACTGGCCGAGATCGCGAAACAGATCGAAGGCAAGCACGAACTGCGTGTCGGTTTCCTGGAGGGTGCAACCTACCCCGACGAAGCCGGCACGCCAGTCGCGACCGTCGCATGGTGGCTGAACTACGGCACCAAGACCGCCCCGCCCCGCCCGTTCTTTACGAACATGGTCAAGACCAAGTCGGACGCCTGGGGCGACGAACTGGCGGTCATCCTTCAGCAAAATGATTTTGACGTCGACCGCTCGTTGCGGATCATGGGCGAGCGCATCAGCGGGCAGCTACGCGACGCCATCATCGAACTTGACGCCCCGGCGCTATCCCCCATCACCCTCATGTTGCGCAAGATGCGCCACGACGACCCGCATTTGATCGTCACGGGGGCTACGGTGGGCGAGGCGGCGCGCCGCGTGGCTGCCGGTAAAAGTACGTCCCCCGCGTCGACAAAGGTCGGCGTGTTCACCGGCCACATGCTCAACAGCATCGATTACGAGGTCAAACCATGAACTTACACAATCTCGTCCGGGGCGTAGTTGGCGCGGTCAACCCGGATATCCCCGTGACGATCAAGCCGAGCGCCGGCAGCACGGAAGACGACACGGGGCGCGTGATCCCGGCGTACGGCGCGGACATCGCCGCGTACGGCCAAAAGCAACCGCTGACGGGGCGCGATATCGAGCGCTTCCAGCAGCAAAATATCCAGGGGGTGACGTGTAAAATGCACCTGAACGGCAACTATGAAGGGTTGTTCCGCGTTCTCGGAAAAGGTGGCGATCTGCTGCAGTTCGGCGGGCAAACGTACCTCGTCGCGAGCGTCATGGAGCGTTGGCCCGATTGGTGCTGCGTCGCCCTCACTATGCAACTTGATCAATAGGACCAATCATGGCAATCACCCAAGCATTCCCGAACGCATCCAAGCTGGAAGCCCTGCAGGCATTGTGCCCGTCCGGCAGTACGTACAAGCTTGCCCTGTACACGTCGGCCGCATCGTTGGACAAAACGGCGACGACCTACTCGACGACCAACGAAGTCAGCGGAACCGGCTACACCGCAGGCGGCGCGACGTTGACCGGGTACAGCGCCGCAATGAGCGGCGACAGCGCACAACTGACGTTCGCGTCGCCGTCCTGGCCAAGTTCGACCATCACGGCGGCCGGCGCGGTCATCTATGACGCGGGCAGCGGCAAGATTCGCGGCGTGTTCAGCTTCGGCGGCAATATCACGTCGACGAATGGCACGTTCACCGCGACGATCCCGGCCAACGTCATTTCGATCACCTGACCATGACGCCCGCCGAACTGGCGGTTCTGGCCGCCGAACTCAGCAATGACCCGCTCGCCTTGGGGTACGCAACGCATTTGCCGGGCGATCCGCAACGCGTCGTCGCCCTACTGACGGAACCCGCGTACAGCATGGTCAAATCGCGCTACGTGACCGCGCGCACCATCATGGCCGAATGTCAGGACGGTGCGGCGATCCTGGACGCCTTGGAGACTCTTTCCGGACAGATCAGCGCCGTAAAATGGATGATGGTTTTCCTGCAGCAGAATTCCGGTATGGACGCAGGTCACCCGAAGACGCAAAAAAATATCGACGATTTGGCGGCGATCGGCAAGTTGGACGGTGGGTATGCCAACGAATTGAAACAAATCGCGGTACAACCCGCAGCACGGTTCGAAGTTATCGGCATCCCTGAGCCCACCTCAAGAGATGTCGTCGACGCAATGGAGATTCAATAATGGCAGGCAATGTCCCTTTTCTGGAAGGCGCAATCCAGACAATCACGAGTACTGGCGCGGCGGCGACGTCCGGTTCGGCGATACTGGCCGGCACGCTCAACACGTCGAGCGGCGGCCCCTCGGCAACTGCCGGTAAGGTGTCGGCGTTGTTCAGCCTGTTGGCGCAGTGGGCTACCGTCACGGGTATCGCTGCGAACACGACGATTGCCGACCTGTACCTCGTGCCCGCGATCGACGGTACGAATTTCCCCGACGTCGATACGACTGCCGGTGCAAGCGTCATCCCCTTCAGCTACCGCGTCGGGTCGTTCGTTGCGTCCAAAGTGCCGACCGCAAATACGAACATGCTGTTCGGCACGGCGAGCGCTGCGCCGGTAGAACTGTTCCCGGCCATCTACAACGTCTACATCGTGAATCGCTCGGGGCAGCCCATGTCCGCGAACTGGACCCTTAAAGCTCAAGCTGCCGGCGTGCAGTACACGTAATGACAGCGCCCGTCGCAAAGCGTGTGCGAACCACGCAGCCGCAACCTGGGGAAGCGACCCTAATTGATTGGGACAACCCGATCACCAAGGACATGACCGTGTGCCTCGTGCATGCGGATCAAGCGTACGGGTTTGCTGCATCCCAAGACGCCGGCAACTTCCAGACGGTATCGACGGCTGTCCCCTATACTGCGGGCGCTCAAGCAAATACAGTTCAAGGCACTGGCGGGCGCCCTACAGGTAGCGCAAGGATGTACGCGCTGCCCGCCAAGGGTGCCGTCAACTCCCCGAACTACAGTCTGTTCGCGTTTGCCACGTGTACGTCGCTCGCGACGACGCAGAGCGCCATCGACATGGACAATAGCTCGCCGCGCTATTTTCAGTTCCGAGTCGATGCGGGCAAGGTCGACTTCATCCCGTTCAATACCAGCGCGGGGAATACCGGGCGAGCCACATCCCCGGTTGCGATGACCGTTGCGGAGATGTCCCGAGGCTTCACGATTGGTGCGACGGCCAGTCCTACGCGCACGGCTGCTTTCCAGAACGGAGTGCTCACTGTCGGGGGTGCAGTATCCAATCTGATCACGCCCGGCACTGACCTGCCTATCAGCATCGGCGCGCGCGTTATCGGCTCGCAGGCTTGGAGTACTGGCGCGCTAATGTTGGTCGCCGTCTGGACTCGTACGCTGGCCGATGTCGAAATGCAGTCGCTTTCGGACAACCCGTGGCAACTATTCAAGCCGCAGCCCCGGCGCGTGCTTATGGTTGCCCCGACCGTGTCGGGTGACGGGGACACGGGTCTAACCGGCGTATCCGCAGCGTCCGGCGTCGACACCGTGACCGCAAGTGGCGGCGCGTCCGTCATCGTCTCGGGGGTACAGGCAACGTCAGGTGTCGCGAGCATCTCCGTAACGGGGGGCGCCGGCATAAGCGTCACGGGTGTATCTGCATCGTCGGCTATCAACGACGTCGTCGCGACGGGGGGCGGCACAGCGCCCATGACTGGCGTATCTGCAGCGGTCGGAGTCGACACCGTGGCCGCGAGTGGCGGTGCGAATGTGGCAATTACAGGTGTTTCCGCATCGTCGGCGGTGGCGACTATCGCCGCATCTGCGGGTGGAAGTGCAACGACTTCGATAACCGGCGTATCCGCAGCGTCCGGCGTCGCCACAGTGACCGCAGGCGGTGGCGCGTCCGTAACGTTGGGCGCTATCGTCAGCAACGGTAAAACAAACGACATGGTCGTCACGGGGGGTGCTTCTACGGATACATTCACGGTGAGCGCCGCCGCGTCAGTCGGTACGATCCTAGCGTCAGGTACGACAGGTGATGTCGTTGCTAATCTCCAGGGTGTTTCCGTATCGTCGACAGTGGGAACCATTGCTGCAACTGGCACGCGGACATCTATCGAAGTGGACGTCACCGAAGATATGATTTGCCGCGCAGTGCGGGCGTATATCAAGAGCATCTCCCCGACACTGCCCGCACTGCGAACGCCCGTGAACCGCGCGTCGATGCCGAAAGGCGCCTACGTGTCGTTCACGCCTGGGTTGCGCCGACCGCTGTCGACGAACCGCGAGACCCGCGACGACAACTCGCGTACCGTCTCGCGACCCGAGCAAATGTCGTTTCAGATTGACTGCTACGGTCAAGGGTCGTCCGAACTGGCGGAAATGCTCAACGTCCTGTACCGCGACGCGTACGCCTGCGACCTGTTCGACAGTTTCGGCTTTTCAGGCGCACCGTTGTACGCCGGGGATATCCAGCAAGCCCCGTACGTGAACGGCGAAGATCAGTACGAAAACCGATACACGTTCGAAATCGAATTACAGATAAACTCCCGCGTAACCGTGCCGCTTCAATCCTGTAATATCCTGGGTATCGATCTGGTATCGGTTGATGCAACCTTCCCACCAACAGAGGAATAAACCATGTCCATTCCGGCAAAAAAGCTTGTCAACGTTATCCCCGGCGTCATCGGGGCGGGTGGTGCGGCGCTGGCCCTTTCGGGCCTGATCCTGACCACGAACACCGCCGTCCCGATCGGCGCGGTACAGCAGTTCTCCACCGCTGACGCAGTATCCGCGTTCTTCGGTTCGTCCAGCACCGAAGCGACGCTCGCGGCCGTCTATTTCGCAGGCTTCGACAACTCGACCGCCAAACCGGCAAACCTGCTGTTCTGGCAGTATCCGACCGCGCCTGTCGCCGCGTACCTGCGTAGCGGTTCGCTCGCGTCGATGACTCTCACCCAACTGCAGGCGATCACTGCGGGCACGATGAGCGTGACCGTCGACGGCGCCGTCAAAACATCGTCGTCGATCAACCTCGCCACGGCTACCAGCTTCAGCGACGCGGCAACCAAGATCACGGCGGCGTTCACGGGTGGCCCGACCGTCACGTACGATGCGCAGCGTGCGGCGTTCGTCGCAACGTCCGGCACGACCGGCGCAACGTCGACGATCACGTTCGCAACCGGCGCGATCGCAACGGCGTTGAAACTGACGCAGGCAACGGGCGCTGTCACGTCGCAGGGCTCGGCCGCCAGCACGCCGGCCGCAGCAATGACGGCGATCGTCGGTAAGGCGCTGAACTGGGCGGGCTTCATGACCACGTTCGAACCCGTGATCGCCGACAAAATCGCCTTCGCGACCTGGACGTCCCAACAGGGCGACCGCTTCGCATACGCATGCTGGGATACCGACGTCAACGCAACCGTGCAGGGCGATACGACCTCGTTCGGCGCGCAGGTGAACGCCCTGGGCCTGTCGGGCTCGATCCCGCTCACCGCCGATACCAACGTCGCCGCAAGCCTGGGCGTCACGCTGCAGTCGATCGCGCAACCGCTCGCCGCGTTCATGCTCGGCTATCTGGCATCGATCGACTTCACGCGCACGAACGGCCGTGTCACCGCCGCGTATCGCAGTCAGGGCGCCATCGTACCGGGCGTGACCGATGCCACGGTCGGCGATACGCTGATCGCGAACGGCTACAACTTCTACGGCAATTACGCCACGTCGCAACAGTCGTTCACCTTCCTGCAGCCGGGCCAAATCTCGGGCCGCTTCGACTGGATCGACAGCTTTGCCAATGAAGTGTGGCTCAACGCCAATTTCCAACAAACGCTCATGGCGTTCATGGCTGCGTCGGGTTCGATCCCGTACAATGCTGTCGGCTACTCGGCAATCGAAACGGTGTTGCAAGACCCGATCAACCAAGCGATCAACTTCGGCGCGATCCGTGCCGGCGTGACGCTGTCGGGCTCGCAGATCGTGTCGGTCAACGCGACTGCCGGCAAGAGCATCGATACGGTGCTGTCGACGCGCGGTTGGTATCTGAACATCAAAGACCCCGGCGCGGCGGTGCGCGCGGCCCGTGGCACGCCGCAAATGACGTTCTTTTACTGCGACGGCGGGTCGGTCCAACAAATGACGCTCGCGTCCCTGATGGTTCAATAAGGAGGAATACACATGGCAACCCTGACCACTGCAAACAGCGCCGTATCGGTCGTCGTGCGCGGCCTGTTCCCGGTCCCGCAACATCTGCAGGGCTACGCTACCGACGACAGCTTCGCAACCGAAGACGTCAACCCGATGGAGGTCCAAATGGGCGTCGACGGTCAACTGTCGGGCGGTTTCGTTCCGTACGCGACCCCGATCACGTTCACGCTGCAGGCCGACAGCCCGAGCATCGCCATGTTCGACACCGTGTTGGAGGCGCAGAAGTCGAACAAGGAAGGTTTCATCTTCGACGCGACGATCCTGATCCAGGGCACCGGCGACAAGTACGCCTGCACGAAGGGCTTCCTCACGACCGCGACGCCGATGTCGACTGCGAAGAAGACGCTGCAGCCGCGTAAATTCACGCTGACGTTCCAGGACGTTACGAAAGCTCCGGTGTAACCATGGCGCGCAAAGAGATTATCTGGACGGCAACGGTCGGTCGCGACAGCGGCAAGAAGTTCCAAATCACGGAGATGTCCGCGCGCGCCGGCCACGCCTGGGCAACCCGGCTGTTGCTGGCCCTCATGGGCTCGGGCGTGGAGATCGACGAGGACATCGCCGAACGCGGTCTCGCAGGGCTGGCAACGGTCGCCCTGACGGCTGTCGGCAAGGTTCCATCGGCGGTCGCCCTGCCGTTGCTCGACGAACTGCTCGGGTGCGTGATGTCCGTGCAGGAAAAGGGCGTGCGCAAATGGATCGACGATGACTTCGAAGAGGTCGCGACGATCTTCCAGTTGCAAAAGGCTGTCTTCGATCTGCATGTCGAGCCTTTTACTTCAGGCGGCCTGTTGACTTCGGCGTCCACGAAGGAACCAGCAACCGCCGACTGATCAACTACGAAAATGTGCCGGCGACAATCGGCACGGTCGTCTCAAGAGGTCTTGCGACTCTACACGAATTGGACACCGTGTACGGGACGCAAGACCTTTACGACATGTTGGAAATCATCGCCGTTGACGCGCATAACGAGCGTGTGTCGCGGCAGGCACAAGGCGCAAAATGAGCACAACAGTTATCGACGCATTCGTGACGACGCTCGGCCTGGACGGAACGCTGTTCCGAAAGGGCATGAAGGACGCGGAGAACGCACAAGACAAGCTCGACAAGAACACGAAGCGCATCAACCGTGATCGCGAGAAGTCCGAGCAGGAAGCCGCAAAGGCGCGCGAGAAGCGCCAAAAGCAAATCGACGAGCAGGGCAAACGTAGCGTCGAGGGTTACAAGAAGGTCCGCAACGAACTCCTTGCGATCGGCGCTATTTTTACGGCCGGCGTCGGCATTAAAGACTTCCTGACGAACACGATCAACACCGCAGCGAACCTGGGCTACCTGTCGCAAAACCTGCGCATGTCGACCGAGGACTTGACGTCGTGGCAGCGCGCCAGTGAGCGTGCAGGCGGCAGCGCGGAAGGCATCATCGGCCAGTTGAATGAGTCGGCCGAGACGCTCGCGGCGTTCAAGTCAGGCATGGGTCCGAACGAAGGTTTGCAATCGTTCTTCCGGTGGGGCGGCAAACCCGAAGACCTGAAGGACGGCAATACGTACCTGCTCGCGCGCTCGCGCATCATCTCGGAAATGTTCAAGCGCGACCCGGCGCAAGCATCCGTGATCGCGAAACAGATGGGCGTCGCAGAAGATCAATTCAACTTCCTGAAGCAAGGTCCGGATGCGGTGATGGACCTCGTGCGCGCGCAGGAAAAGAACGCTGCCATCACCGCGAAGGACGCCGCCGAAGCGCTCAAACTCAAGAATCGATTGCTTGACCTGCGCGACAGCTTGACGTCCACGGGGGCGCGCATCGCCGTACAGTTGATCCCGCTTATCGACATGATGGTCGAGAGGCTGACCAAATTGTCGCAATGGGCCATCGACCACAAGGGCGACATTGCGCGATGGGTCGACAACATGACCGTGTGGATCAAGGATTTCGTCAAGACGGCCGACAGCGCAGCGGAAGCGGTCGGGGGCTGGAAGAACGTCTTGATCGGGCTAGCTGCGTTCAAGGCGTTGTCGATGGCCGCCAGCTTCGTGACGCTCGCCGGGTCGCTCGTGCAACTTGCTGGCGGACTGTCCGCCGTTGCTGCAGGTGGGGGCGCGTTGAGCGTGCTCGCAGGGCTTGCCGCTGCCGGCCTGGGCGGCGCGCTGGGTTACGGCGTCGGTACGGTCATCAGTAAAAACCTAAGCGACGAGACCAACAACAGCATCGGGCGCGGCATCGCGAAGGTTCTCGCGAAACTGGGCGTAAAGAGCGCACAAGAAGCGCTCGACAACGAAGCGGCCGCCAGCGTGGCGCAACGATCAGCGTCGGGAAAGATCAAACCCGTGCCGAAGAAGGCATCCGACCCGAAGCCCGTCGTCGATAAGTTGGTGGGCATGGGATGGACGTCCGAGCAGGCCGCAGGGATCGCCGCAAGCTTCATGCAAGAAAGCAACCTCGACCCAACCGCGCGCAACTCCACATCGGGTGCTTACGGCATCGGGCAATGGCTCGGCTCGCGCGTGGCCGACTTTAAAGAGTTCACCGGGCGCGACCTCGTCGGATCGTCGTTAGAGGACCAACTGCGGTTCTTCCAGCACGAGGTTACCAACGGCAAGGAGAAGCGCGCGGGGAACATGCTACGGGCCGCCAAAACGGCCGAGGACGCCGCGCGCATCCATTCCGAGGCATACGAGCGTCCAGGCGCGGAAGAAGCCAACATCGACCGTCGTAAGCGCCTTGCCGCGCAACTGGCGGCGAGCGGTCGCGCAGCCAACGCCGCGACGGTGGGGTCGATCCCGGCAGGTGCGGCCGCCAGCGTGCCGAACAACGTGACATCGACCAGCACGTCGAAAAGCGAAGTCACCATCGGCAACATCAACATCCAGACGCAAGCCACGGATGCGCAGGGCGTCGCAACCGCGATCCGGCCCGCCGTGGAGAAATACACGTTCGCGTCGCAGGCAAACACGGGGGTCCGGTAAATGGCAATCGACATCATCCCAAAATCACTTTATCCCGTTGTGCCGCAGGCGCTCGGCGTGCCGGCGTTGCTGCGCGGCGGGGCGCAAATCCTGGACACGATCACGCTCGGCCAATTCGGCATCAGTGACGCCTTGTCCAGCGTGATCGGCGTGGACGTGACGAAATGGGGCGTGTTCGACTCGGGCGGGAACTCGATCGGCGATTACGACTCCATGTTCGCGGTGAACTACCGCAACGAGTCGCGTATCTCGGATTACCCCGTTGAGGGCGGGTCGTTCGCGGCATACAACAAGGTCGACAATCCGTTCGACGTGATGGTGACGCTCAATTGCGGCGGCGACGAGGCACGGCGCGCGAACTTCCTCGCGGCAGTAGAAGCGGCGCGGGGGTCGCTCGACCTGTACACCGTGATCACGCCCGAATACACGTTCAAGAACGTTAATTTCGTCGGCGTCGATTATTCGCGCAGCGTGCGTGACGGTGCGTACATGTTGAGCGTCCAGATGTACGGGCGCGAGGTTCGCGAAATTTCCGCATCGTATTCGTCACCGAAAGATTCGGAGGTTTCCGACATGCTGAACCAAGGCATGATCCAGACCGTCGACGATCCGAGCATCGATACGTCGGGGGTTGCATGACGATTCGCATTCCAACCGTTGCCACGGCAAACCAGACCCTTACGGTCACGCTCGGCGGGCAACTGTGCAAGATCACCATCATTCAGCGTAACGGGCTCGTCTATCTGTCGCTCACCGCGAACAACACCCCCGTGATCGACACGCGCATGTGCCGCGACCGTACAAAACTCGTGCGGGGCGCTCACCTGGGCTTTAGCGGCGACCTCGCGTTCGTTGACACGCAGGGGGCGAGCGACCCGGATTACACGGGCTTCGGAACGCGCTACCAACTGGTCTACCTGCCATGACGACACGCAAAGCAATCGAACTTACGATCACGCTCGGCACGGGGACGTTCGGCGAGGACGTTGGCGACACGGTCACGCTGTCAGGCTTTCGCGTGACCGTCGATGTCTCGCAACCTGGGGGTGACTCGATGGGCATGTGTCAGGTCCGCGTGTACGGCCTGCGCGCCGACATGATGAACCGGCTAACGACGATCGGCCCCGTCAATACCGCGATCAAGGCGAAGAACTCGATTCTGATCGCGGCGGGCGACGAGGGTGGCGCAATGAACGTCGTGTTCAGCGGGACCATATTCGACGCCTGGGCGGACTACAACAACGCGCCCGACGTGCCCTTCAACATCCTTGGGTATGCCGGCCTGGACTCGGCAGTCAAGCCCGTCAACGCGACCAGCTACAAAGGTTCCGTCGACGTCGCAACCATCCTGCAAGAAATCGCAACCGGCGACATGGGTTTGACGTTCGAAAACAACGGCGTCAGCGTCCAACTCACCAACCCTTATTTCTCGGGCTCGTCGCTCGACAAGGTGCGCGCCATAACGGCAGCGGCCGGCATCAACTGGACGATCGATCGCGGCGTGCTGGCGATCTGGCCGGACGAAACCGCGCGACAGGGCGACACCCCTAACATCTCCCCTGAAACCGGCATGGTGGGATATCCAGCCCTGTCGAGTAAAGGCATGACTGTTAGAATGCTTTTCAATCCGCGCGTGACGATCGGGCGTGACGTCCAGGTGCAAAGCGCAATCCCGATGGCGTGCGGAAAATGGCGGGTCTTCAGCGTGGCGCACAACCTTTCTTGCGTCGCCCCCGGTGGCCCATGGTTCACTATCGCGGACGTCTACAATGCCTGACATCGACGGTTATTACGGTACGCAGAAGCCGACAGCGGGATCGAGCGAATACAACGCGATGATGTTCGTTGTGCGGTCCCTTATGGAGCAGAACAACCACGTCGCATTGGTCAAGGTGGTCAACGTCGACGCGCCGGGCGGGCTCGGATTGGCGGGCACGGTGGATGTGCAACCGCTCGTCAACCAGATCGACGGGCAGGGGCGGCCGGTTCCGCACGCCGTCGTAAACGGTATCCCATATCATCGGCTGCAGGGCGGCAAGAACGGCGTGATCATCGACCCGCAAGTCAACGATATCGGCCTGTGCGTGTTCGCGGATCGCGACACGTCGTCGGCCATGGTGAACAAGGATCAAGCCAACCCCGGCAGCTTGCGGCGCAACAGCATGTCGGATGGCTTCTACTTCGGCGGCGTGTTGAACGCGATCCCCGAACAGTACGTCATGTTCCTTGAAACCGGCATCACGATCGTATCGCCGCACAAGATCACCATGCAAGCGCCTGAGATCGACCTTGTAGCCCCCGTGATCAGCATGCAGGCCGACACGTCGATTACGGCCACGACGCCGATATTCACCATTAACGGCGATCTACATGCGACGGGCAAATCCGACCTCGACGGCGACGTGACGTCACAAGGGCTCGTCGAAGCGCCGAACGTACACGGTACGGTCGACGTTACGTTCGGTGGTAAATCTGGCATCGGACACATCCACACGGGTGGCACAATCAGCGGTAAAACGGGAACCCCTGTATGAAAACTCTCCTACTCGATACGGACGCATGGGACTTGGTGCTCGACATCGGCGGAAATATCGCCGTTGCAAACGAACCGTATGCCCTTGCGCAAGACGTCGCAAGCGCCGTCCGCGTCAACCTGGGCGAACTGTGGTACGACACGACGCAAGGCGTAGCGTACACTGAGCAGATTTTGGGCAAGGTGCCGAACCTGCAGTTCATCAAGTCGCAGGTCGAAACGGCCGCACTGTCCGTCCCCGGCATCGTCAAGGCTAAATGCAGTTTCGCGCAGTTCAGCAACAACGTCTTGACGGGGCAAGTACTCGTGACCGATGCGAACGGTATCGCAAACAACGTCTCTTTTTAAGGAAAAACCATGAGCGGAGAAACCAGCGTCCCGCCGATCAAATTTACGTCGACGGGCCTCGTCCTGCCGGACGACGCTACGATCCGCGCGGGCATCATGGCGGACATGAACGCCGCGTTCGGCGGCAACTTGAATCCGTCGTTGTCGACGCCCCAAGGGCAACTCATGAGCAGCTACGCGGCGATCCTGTCGCAGAAGAACGCGGACTTTGCCTACTTCGTGAATCAGATCGACCCTGCGAACGCGGACGGCCCCATGCAAGACGCGCTCGGGCGCATCTACTTCATGACGCGCAACCCTGCAACGTCGACCGTCGTCCAGGTGTCCTGCCTGGGCAAACAGGGCGTCGTAATCCCGGTCGGTGCGCTCGTGCAAGATGTCAACGGCAACGTGTACGCATGCACGAGCGCCGGAACCATCCCGTCGTCGGGAACGATCACGTTGCCGTTTGCAGCGCTCCAGACCGGCCCGATTGCATGCCCCGCTAATGCGATCACGGGGTCGCCGTACCGCTCTATTCCAGGGTGGGACCGGGCCGTCAACAATACGGACGGCGTGCCGGGAACGCTCGTCGAGAACCGCGTCGACTTCGAATACCGGCGACAGCAATCGGTCGCGGTCAACGCTCGCGGATCACTCCCATCGATATACGCCAACGTCTTCGCAGTGGCGGGCGTCACCGATGCGTATGTTACCGAGAACGTTACCGACAACCCCGTCACGTCCGGTGCGACCAATTACAGCCTGTTGGCGCATTCGATCTATGTCGCGGTCGTCGGCGGCGCGGATGCTGACGTCGCTACGGCAATCTGGCAGAGAAAAGACGGTGGCGCGAACTACAACGGCAATACGACCGTGTCCGTTCAAGACACATCCGGCTATTCGAATCCGATCCCGACGTACAACGTGACGTTTATGCGACCTGCAATAACACCCGTGTATTTCGACGTGATCGTGCAGAATCTCGGGGGTCAAAATAACGGCTCGCTTCAAGCGGCAATCCAAGTTGCGATCATCAGCGCGTTCAACGGCGGCGATGGCGGTCAGCGCGCGCGCATCGGTTCGACCATCTTTGCAAGTAGGTTCTTCGCCGCAATCGCAAGTGTCGGCCCCATTGCAATCCTTTCCGTGACGGTGGGCAAATCTACGACCCCTGTCACGGCATCGGTTACGATGGGTATCGACGAGGCGCCCACGATTGCTGCGTCGAATATTAATGTCATTTTCTCTTGAGGTAACAAATGGTTGACATCGTAACTCGCCAATCGCAACTGACCCAACTTACGCACTCGCGCGTGGATCAGAACTTCATCAACCTCGCGGAAGCTATCGACGCCAATACGGCCGACGTCGCGCAGTTCGGAGAGGACGGGGGCAGTGCCCTAATCGGCAACGGAGGTGAGAGCGTAAAAGCCTCGCTCGACGCCTTGCAACTGGCCGACTACGCCGCCCTGCGCGCCTATGCTGGTCCGCGCCAGAGCGTGTATGTGACTGGCGCCGGCATTGCTGGCATGTTCGTGCGCGACGACATCGATACGGCCAGCGCGGACAACGGCGGCACGATCATCGTGGCGGCAAACGGGAAGCGGTGGAGACGTATGAATGCGGATGTGGCAAAGCCAGCATGGTTTGGGGCCGATAGCACTGGCGTTGTTGACTGTTCGGCAGCGGTTCAGAAGGCTATCGACGCAAGCAACGGGCGTATTGATTTCGGGGCAACCGGGACATACCGAATTTCTGCACCTGTTGGCTTCCCGACCAATATCGTCGCAAGCGACAGAATGATGACGGTTCGAGGCGGCGGCGCAACAATCATCGTTGATAGTGCCGAAGCAATCTTCACGTCAAAAGACAGCTTGTTGACTCCAGAATCGACAAGCAATCTTTACTCAGCAAAAATCAATATCACAGGATTGGCCTTCAAATCGAACGGTAGCAATCCTGGCGTGGTTATCAACGGCGACCGACTTTACAACGTCATGTGCTATAGGAATAGCTTTTATGGCGCCACGTTGACTGTCATCAAATCGTTCAGGGATCACGGCGGCGGCAATGCAAACGGGTATTTGCAGTCCGTGGCATTTGACGGAAACCACTTTGCGCAAGTTGGCCTGATTGCTGATGCAAAACGTGCGTTCAATATTGTTTTCGTCAATAACCAGTGCGAAAGCTGCCTGAAAGGGTTGTACATCGACGGGACTGGTGACCCGGCTGTGAATGTCCTTAGGGTTGAAAACAATCTGTGGGAAGGCGGCGGTGTATTTCTGAAATTGGGCGCAGTTCTTGGGTATAGCATTCACGGGAACTATTTTGAGAGCAATTCTCAAGGTGACGTGCCTACGCTCAAATGCGTCATCCACATGGTTCGCGCGTCGGGAGGGTATAGCTCTGGTGGTTCGATTACCTGTAATAGCGTGCAGGTTGTCTCTGCCTACATAACCGATACTGATTACAGGGACATCAAGTTTGTCGGGAGCACCTCCGCAATTCAGTCGCTTACCGTGGCGCAGCCGGTGGTAAGTGGCAACTGGACGAACTCCTACCAGTTCATCACCGAAGATCAAATATTCAACCAATTTGGCAACGGTACGAAGACGGCGGGCGGGCTTGAGCGGTGGAATAGCCCGAAGCTGCATACTGAGGCCAGGGTATCCTACAGCGTGTCGCGGCGCGCGTTTGATGCCGCAAGTTATTTGTCTGGCGGAGTATTTACTGTGTGCGAGATTTCGACCGCGCAGATTAAGGCACTTGCTGGAATAAATAATCGCCCGATGACGGCTGAGTTGAATCTGTTCTTGCAGCAAAAAACCGCTGGCGGTGTTGTTACTGGCGCATGTGTTGCAAAAATCCTCCTTGTCGTTCAAGGCGCAGAGGGAAGCAACGCATCCAGCGCATCCCCAAATATCTATGTTGGTGGTTCGCTCGTTTCATTCGCAGAGATTCCGTCGGGCAGCGTTTTTGATACAACCTTCAACAGCGCGTTCCAGAAGCACTTCACTAATCCGGCGCTAACAATTACGGCCAATGGGGCAGATAACTACTACATAAAGTTATCTGGTTATGCTGCTCCTACGACAGCGAATTATGGACCTGCAAATCAGATTTTATCCAGCCAAACGCTGGAAATTTTCGGATTGAATAACAGCGGCGCCTTGGCTGGGCAGCTGAGATTAGTATGAGTTTCACATAGCTATTACAGTCAATCGCTTGAATCGCCAGGGATAGTTAATTGAAAATGGCCGACTACAGAACAATTCACACCACCTACGGTCTGCAGCGTATGGCGCAGGCCGAGGTTTCCGGGAGATAGTCGGACATGACCATCACCCTCAACTACAGCGCACCACCCGAATCGGTCGCGAACCTGAAGCGTGGTCAACTCACCTGCAATCCAGTTTAGCCTATGACAACCGCCTATACCGACCCGGACTACTGGCAACCCGGATACAGCGAAGGAGATGCCGGCACGTCGCCGTTCTCCCCGCTCGACACCGTCGCCAGCCAATACCGCAACAGCCCAACGTTGCTGCAACTGATCGCGAACTTTAAACAGTACGTCGACCCGTCGTTGAACTTCCAGAAGTTTTACGAATACGTATGGGATATTCGGACGGCGCAGGGGTTCGGGCTCGACATCCTGGGGCGCATCGTCGGGACGTCGCGGCAAGTCACCGTGCCCGCAATCTACCCCGTGACCGTCGCCCCCGGCGTGCGCAATCTCACCGACGACCAGTTCCGCCCCGTCGCGCTCGCGAAGGCATTGTCGAACATCGTCGGCACGTCGTCGGCCGAAATCAACGGGGTGTTGCGCGCTCTGTTCGCCGACCGGGGGAACGCCTACGTCCAAGACCTGGGCGGCATGCGGATCAAGTACACTTTTCTGTTTGAGTTGCAACCGACTGAGTTTGCTATCATTCTCCAAAGCGGCGCGCTTTCGCATCCTGCCGGCGTGCAGACTGCGATATTAAGCGTGCAACCTTATTTCGGGTTCACTGAGGCGGACTCGTGGTCAACCTTCGGCGAAAACGTCTTCGCGGCGTACTGACATGACGACACCACTCGTAAAGCCAACAACCATCGTCGAACCGTTTGCAAACAGCGGTTCGAAAAACACGATCCCCGTGACCGCGTCGCCGACTCCAGGTCGCGCGTCACTCGACACGGGGTTTCCATCCCTGACGATGACGCCTGTTTCGCAAGGCGGCGTCCCACCTTCCGGCCTGGACTTTAACGGCATCCTGAACTGGATCACGCAGCATACGACGTGGCTTAACGGTGGTGGTCAATACACGTTCGACGCGACCCTCGCCGCGTTCATCGGCGGTTACCCCGTAGGTATGGTCCTGCAGTCGAACGACGGTCTATCCAGCTACGTGAACGTCCAGTCGGGCAACTCGACGGACTTCAACTCGACGCCGTCCTCGATCGGCGTGTCGTGGTTGCCGTTCGGCGGTGCGGCCGTTTCCGCCGATAGCGTCGTCACCGTGAACACCACGGGGGGCACGACGACCTTGACCGGCGACCAAGCGTCGAAGCGCATCATCAAGGTTACGGGCACACTGACGAGCAACGCGAACATCATCGTGCCCAACACGTATTCGAAAAGCTGGATCGTCCAGAACGCAACGACAGGGGCATTTACGGTCAATGTCGCTCCGAGCGGTGGGACCAGCGTGCCCGTGAGTCAAGGCGGCGTTGATACGGTATTCAGCAACGGTACGGCCATGTCGTACGGACAGCTTGACGTCGTGACCCAAAGCCCCGGCAACAACACGACGAAGGCATCTAATACCGCGTTCGTTACTGCGGCCATTGCTGCCGCGTTGGTCAACACCGCCCTGACCGGCGTCCCGACCGCGCCGACCGCGCCGCAGAACACGAACAACACGCAGATCGCCACGACGGAATACGCTGACCGTTCCGCCGCTGCTATCGGTGCGGGAACGACCGCCCAATACAAAAACGCAGCGTTCACTGCGGGTCCGACCGGCGATTACTGGGTCGACACGTCGGCCGGCGCGTTCACCATGACGTTGCCCGACCCGCCGCTGAATCAAAATCCCATTCGCATCCAGGACATCGCCGGAACGTGGTCGACCAACCCCTTGACCGTCAACCCCGGCACGAAAACGATTCTCGGAAATTCCTCGACCCTCACATGCGACGTGAGCGGCGAACTTCTTGAACTTTGGTACAACGGTTCTGATTGGAGGCTTGTCTAAAATGACTGCACTTAGCGATATCATCGGGCGCACAGCCCTTAACAACGTTGTCAACAACAATGCCCCTGCCGGGTTCCTCGGGTACTACGGCAAGGGCGGCTATCAAGTGTTCGGCACGCCGGGCACGTTCACTTTCACCGTGCCGACTAACGTCACGCGAATTCGTGCCCGCGCGGTCGGCGGCGGTGGTAGTGGTGCGGTCAGCGCAGGTGGTGGGGGTGGGGGTGGCGGTGGTGGTGGGGGCTTCGCTGTCGGCGAATTTTCTGTTACGCCTGGACAGTCACTTTCCATCACGGTCGGCGCGGGCGGTGCGGCCGTTACCGCATCAGCGTCGACGAGCGGTAACGCTGGCGCAAGCTCGTCCGTGGCGGCCCTTATTTCCGCGACGGGAGGTGCGGGGGGAACAGCGGCTTCAGGCGGCGCAGGCGGCGCAGGTAGCGGCGGCAACTGGCAGGCGAACGGCGGCGTCGGCGGCGCTGGCGGTAGCGCAGGCGGCGGCGGCGGTGGTGGCGGTGGCGCGGGATCGCAAATCGGCGTCGGCGGCGTCGGCGGCGCTGGTGGTAGCTCGAGCGGGGGAGGCGGCGGGGGTGGGGGCGTCGGCGGCGGCGCTGGCGGTAGCTCGAGCGGGGGAAGCGGCGGCGGGGGCTCGCCCTTCGGCGCGGCGACGAGTGTCGGTGCCCCGAACATCCTGTCCGCATATTCGAATGCACAAAACCCCATTGCCGCGATCTTTCGGTTCCCGTTCGAAGGGTTCGTCGGCGGCGGCGGCGCCTGGTCAAGTTCTTCGGCGACGCAGGGCGGCATCGGCGCTGGAGGCGGTGGCGGCGCTGCGGGTGCTGGCGGTGGTGGGATCGGCGGCGGCGGTGGCGGCGCTATTGCGGGAAGCGTGGGCGGTGCTGGCGGTATTGGCGGCGGCGGTGGCGGCGTTGTATCAACCGGAGGTTCGATTACCACGGGGGCCGGTGGTAACGGCCTGATCGTCATCGAATATTAAGGAGAACCCATGACCACTTACGCACGCATCGTCGACGGTTGTGCAGTTGACATCACGACCGAAGACCCCAAAACGATTTTTCACGAAGACGTCGCCGTCGAATTCGTGACCGTTCCCGATGACACCTCGCACGGGGACCGTGTCGACACGGATGGCAACTGGACGAAAGCGCCCCCCGCTGCCGACATCGTTCCGCAACACGTCCCGCCGACCGTCACGCCTGCGCAGTTTAAAATGCTGATGCTCGCCGATTTGCCGGAAATCCTTCCGCTCAAGTCGAGCGACGAAGTGATATCGGCGTTCTTCAGCGTGGTTGATGACCCGCGCCTGACGGAAGTCGATTTATCGCTGACCTCTGTTCAAAATGGGATAAAGTATTGCTTACAGAAAATCGGCCGTACCGACGCACAAGTCGCGCAACGTATGTCTGACATTCTTCGTGGAGTTTTAACCTAATCATGCGAGCCTTGACCATGCCCCCTATCGATCCGGACGCGCAAAAGCGCGCCATTAAAGAAGCCATTAACGAATGGCTCAATGAAAAATTTGCCGAGTTCGGCCGGTGGACCTTCTACGGAATGGCCGCCGCAGCGTTCGCGGGTGCCGTGTATCTGGCATTGCGTGGTCAGGGCTGGACCAAAGTATGACGCCCCAAGCATTCCTCGACGCGCTGCTGCCGGGCGCGTTGGAGATGCAGCACAAATACGGCATCCCAGCATCGTTCACGCTCGCGCAAGCCGCGAGTGAATCGCGGTGGGGGGATTCGGACCTCGCGAAACGGGCGTTCAACCTGTTCGGCATCAAGGCTGACAAATCGTGGCACGGCCCGGTGTTCAACTTGCATACCGGCGAAGTCCTGAACGGGAAAGAGGTTGTCGTCCCGGCGTCGTGGCGCAAATACGGGTCGTGGGCGGAATGCCTGGAAGACCGCGTCAAGTTCTTCAAGGACAACCGCCGTTACGCCTCGTGCTGGCAGCAGACGACCGGCAACGGTTGGGCGCTCGCCGTCGCGGCGGCCGGCTACGCGACGGACCCGAACTACGCTAAAAAGCTGATCGCCGTCATGGACGGTCGCAACCTCCAACGCTTCGACACGAAAGGAATCGCGAAATGAAATACGTCATGATCAAACTCTTTATCGGCCTCGTGCTGTTCGGCACGCTGGTCGCCCTGACCTTCAACAACGTGCCGAATTCCGGCCGCCTGCTGGACTTCTGTTACGGCGCCCTGATGGGCCTGGGCGTCATGCACCTAGGTAGTGGCCCGCAAAAGAGCGTCGCGACAAAAGACGGCGGGTTCGCGTCACCGTTCGCGCTGATGCTCGCAGCGGGGTTGGCACTATCCGTGTCAGCGTGTTCGACGGTATCGACGCAAAGCGCACATGTAGCGTACACGCGGTCATGCGCGGCGTATGGCGGCGCGTTCGACGTGATGATCGCCTTGCGCAAGGGCGGCAAGTTGAATCCAGCGCAGATCGACCAAGTGACGATCATCGACAGCCAGATCACGCCCATTTGCACCGGACCATTGCCGCAAGACCTGGACGCCGCGACAGCGCAAGTTACGGCCGCCGTGACCTCATTAACCATCCTGGAGGCAGTCAAATGAACGTCATCCTTACCACGGCCGCGCAGACCGCCGCAGCGCTCGCAGCAACCGACCCGAAAGCGGCGGCGGCCGTCGCGCTAGCCCCGGTCATCGTCCAACTGCTGCAGACCGTCGAACAGATGCAGGCTGCGGGATCGCTGACGCCCGAGAAGTTGCAAGCGCTTTACGACACCGTGTCGGCCAACGTTCAGCGCGCGCACGATGAATGGGCGGCGATGTGACCGCGCGATTTCTCGACGACCTGGAGCTTTGCGAGGCGGACGAGAACGTCGACGACAGCGCATGGCGACTGCGCAAACCGCTGTCGTACTCGTCCATCGTCGCAAATCGGGTGATAACGGTCCCGGCTGGGTTCAGGACTGATCTCGCCAGCGTGCCGCGCCTGCCGGTCGTCTATTGGCTTTGCGGCGGCCGTGCAAACAAACCCGCCGTCGTGCATGACTTCCTGTACTCCGAAGGCATCATCGCGCGGGATATCGCCGACGCGGTGTTCCTGGAAGCTATGGGGGTCGTTGGCGTGCCGATCGTCTATCGCCGTCTGATGTGGGCCGGCGTGCGCCTGGGCGGCGCGTCGCACTACGTCAAGCGGTAACACCTTCCGCAGCGGCGCGAGTAGCGTCCTTCAGGTTCACGCCGCTGCGCGTCTCTTCCAGACCTAGCAACTCGACCGTCTTCCGCATTGCCTCTGCGCGCTCGACGAGCGTTGCAGGTCGCCCCATCGGCAAACCCGACTCGTACACGACAAGAACCCGCATCGCAACATCTTGGCTATCCATTTAGCATCCCCGACCGTTAATTGATAAGAGATGCTATGCGGTACTAACTGGATTGTCAACAACTTATTCCAAGATCAGCAAGTATTGACCGCGCCTCGTCGACGTACCATTTGTAATTGATGTCAGGCGGCAGCACGTCAGGCAAGTCCATACACGGTTTGCATCCTTCCGATTTCGACACGAGGTTACCATTGCCTTCGTATGCGATGTGCCCGGTCTGCCCGACCGCGTAATACCAGCGTACAGCCTTGCCGAGATATTCGCGCGGGATGCGCCATCTCTCGATCGTTACGGCTTCATCCGTGGTCCGTTCGATCTCGTTGTCGTTCGTGTGGCACCAAATTTTCGCCTTTGTTGCCTCACCTTTAGGTTTCCACCCGCGCGCGACCAATGCTTCGCGCTTCTGCCCGACCGTGTCCGCGACGATCGTATCCTTGACCCATTCCCCGCCGCCCTGGACCGCGCGCACGGTGACGAACTTCCGGATGTCGTCGCACCGTCGAATGGTCTGTTCAAGCGGCGTACCGTTGATGATGTATTCCTTGACCGCGTCGACGCAAATCTGATTGGTCGGGTTCTTCGATAGACGGCTGATAGGGTCGTCCGCGTACCATCCTTTTGCCTTGACCGATATCGGATGATGAACGCCCTTCTTGTCGGTGTATGCGGGCTTGAACGCGAGGTAGTTGTTGACGTTCGCCGAGAACAGGCCGATGTATTCGTTTGCCTCCGTTTCGAACCCCGTGATCGATTCCCATTGCTTGACAATGCTGTCGCGCAGGGCGACCTGCTCGTCGCGACATTTGATCACGACACCGTCCGTGTTGGCGGACACGACGGGGATTCCCTGCAAATGCAGCATCTCGATCAGCATCAGCAACGAGAACTGACCCGTGAGCGTCGTGCGCAACATGAGGTCGGGAGCGAACAGGACGCTATGTCGACTGCCCGTCTTACCGTACGTACCGTTGATCTTAATCTTGAACGTTGCCGCTTTCTTCTTGTTGCCGGCCGTCTTGTAGGAGATTCGGACTTCGATCCAGCCGTCGAAAATCTTCAGGAACACCGGGCCAAGCTGGCGCGGGAACATTCTCAATATTGAGATGATTCTCGGGTAGTAGGACACGACGTCCACGTCGACCAGCTTCCAGCCGTTGCCCGCGCGGTGCGCTGCGCTTTTCTCCGTCGAGTGCAAGCCCCCGATGCCGAGCGTGTACGCCCCGTCACCGATGCGGATTTTGAAGTCCTTGAACGATTCCGGCATCTGAGGCTTGCCACCCTTGTCCAGGATGTACGGCGTGTCGATCGCCATTTGGTATGCTGCCTGCAACTCGGGCGTCCGGAAGGACAGGAACGGGGCCGGCGTGTAGCGGATAGCGAACCCTGGCGGCAGTTGAGCTTTATCGATGATTTCACGCGCCGCGCGTCCGTCCAGGCCGAGCAACTTGCGGAAGGCCGCCTCGGCGATCTGCGCGTCAGATTTGGACCTGACGTCGATTCCGTATTGTTCGCCGAGTTCGACACGGGTTGCGAGGTCTTCCGTGACCGCAAAGTAAAGGTCAGCCGTCGTGATCAAATCGTTGCCGCAGTATCTTTCAACATCGACCATCTCAGCACGGGTCAGGATGCGGTCGGGCTTGTACGGCAAGTCCTGCATCTTCTTGCAATGCAGACGGCCGCCGTAAATCTTCAGGCTGGCTTGCCCCGGTGCGACGTTGATAAGGTCGATGTGATCGAGATCCAGCAGTTCGAAGCCCCAGTCGCGCGCCACCATCCACGGTTGCGGGGACGGCTTCGTTGTGATGATGTAGTCGCTCAGGTTCTTGAGCATGTCGTTCGTGAAGCGCCCCGTTACGGCGGCCGATATCATGACCATGTCGTAGTTGATACCGTTGAACGTCACGTTCGTACACGATCGCAGGAACAGCAAAAGAGCGATGATGTTGAGGGGCTTCCCTTCGTACATTTCGAAGGACGTAAACGCGCCGGTCGAGTGGTCGCGGAACTTGACGAGGAAGTAATTGCGGTACGTCTCGACGTCGACCTCGCGCACGATCTTTGCGGCGGTGGGCGGTGGGGGTGGAACCATGTACATAGTTGATCCTTTATCGCAAGGTTAGCGGATATGAAAAACCCCGCCGAAGCGGGGCTGTTATTTTACTGTCCGAGTGCCGCAATCGCCTCGTGCAACCTGTCGTCGATGGTTTCGTGACGATGCCAGTCCGGGGAGCCCGGCGCGGCCTTACGTTGCAACTCGGCGTTCTCGCGAACAGCCCATTCGATTTTACGCACTACCTGTTCAATACTCGACATGATGTCCATTACGCCGGGACCATGTGACCGTTTTGGATGAGCGTCGCGTCGGTCCAGCCCTGCGCGATGTACGCTGCGTAGGTCGGGCCTGCCGGATTAGTCATCTTGAAACCGGGCGCGGCAGCAGCAATCGGGGCATGGGCTGCAGGCGCTGGCGCAGAACCAGCGTGGGCCAAAGGGGCGAGAATGCCCGGATGCGGCGCGACTGCCTGGGGGGCCGGTGCGGGGGCCGGTGCGGGGGCCGGTGCGGGGGCCGGTGCGGGGGCCGGTGCGGGGGCCGGTGCGGGGGCCGGTGCGGGGGCCGGTGCGGGGGCCGGTGCGGCAGGCTGCGTGATCGTCATCATGCCGGCCTGGACGAGCGCGTCGTCGGTCCAGTTGGTCGCATGGTACTGCTCGCGGGTGAAGCCCTGGGCGGCGGCCGTCATGGTGTAGATCGGACCTGCTGCCGGTGCGGGGGCTGGCGCAGCGCCCGGATGCGGTGCGGGGGCCGCTGCTGCAGGCGCACCGCCGCCGAACACGGTTGCTGCGTCCGGGCCGCTGATGATCAGATCACCCATCGCGTTCCATTCGACCATGCCGAGATTCGAATACAAGCCGGGCTTGTTCGACGGGATGTTGTCGGTGATCGTGCCCGACACGCGGACGAAGTGACCGCGCGGGAACACTTTCGGGTCGGCGATTTGGTCGGCAGGGCCATACTTGCCACGCACGTAGCAACGCGGCGCATAGCTGGAAGCGAAGCGGAACACCCAATGTCCGGCGAAGCCTTCCTTGACGTTGTTCGGCTGGCCGTTGTTGTCGAAGCCGTCGCCATCGACGATCTTCCACGAGAAGTTCGGGTTCGTGCAGGGGCCGCCGTTCGGGAAGAACTGCGGGAACGCAGCGCGGGCGACGCGCTCGTATTGCGCTTTGAACGCTTCGACGGCCGGGTCGCCCTTCTTGCCCGCGCAGGCAATGAAAAACTTCTGCGTCGTCTGACCGGCATTTGGGCCGGTCTTGATCGTCAGGGGTTGACCCGTGGTCAGGTCTTTCGTTTGCGGTTCCAGCGGCGAGCCCTGGACGAGACGCAGAACTGGGGAGAGGAATTCTTCGGATACGGTTGCCATTTTTAGTCCTTGTTGAAAATTTGTGCGGCGGCGGTGCCGTCGTCTTCTACTAATTCAGCCGCGCCGCCTGGGGCGTGACTGTACGCTTTTACTACATCTTCCGGAATGCCTGCCTTGATCGCCTGCAACGGTGTCATGGACAGTTGAGGGGTCGAGATGGTCACGTTGTACGCGCTGGCGATGTCCTGCATATCTTTTACCGCATCATCCTTCCAGACGGTACGGCCCTTCTTGTGCCCGATGCTGAAGTACGGCACGATCCCGCCACGCTGAAGGGTCGACATCAAGTTTTGTTCGATACCGTCCCTGCGCAACTTGATCATCTTTTCGGCGTCTCGCAGCCTGCGAAGTTCAGCGCGCAATGCGGCCGGCGACATCACGAGTGGGGCAGAACTGTACGCAAGGTCGATTGCGTGACCTTCCGCCATGATTGCCGCCTCACACTCGTGACGACCCTTACAGTCCCTGCACGCATCCGGATCACGCGCCGTCACGGGGGCGTCGGGATCATCACCCATTCGATACGCGAGCGACAGTTCCGATATCGGGTGACGCAACTCACCGAGCGTCGTCGTCCATGACCGTGTCGGGCCGCGCCGATGGTAATTGCGCGGTTGGTGAATAGTCATCGTCACCTTCAACGAATCGTCGTGGTAACACCCCAACGCATGCGCAACGATAGCGACGTAGTTGATCACCTGATAGTTGCCAATTTCGCTCACGAAACCCCGCCCGTATTTCTCGTCGTCGACGAACAGATGGTGCGTCCGATGATCGTACATCGTGTAATCCGGCGTACCGTAGTTCTCCGGATGCAATGGACCTTCGGTGAACGTGCCTTCGATCCAGTAGTTCGCACCGTCCATCCACGCGGCGTGATCCCGTCGAATGATATGGTCCGCGTACGCGTCTGCCGCTTCGATCATCTCAACATTGAGAACAACGCCGTTCGGTGCAACGTCGCCAACCTGGGGATGAATCCCGTGCAACTTTTCCGACCCAACCCAATGCACCGCTTCGCCCTGTTGCGCATCGATGCTGTCTTCGTCCGGGTAACGCGCTTCAACGTTCACCGACCCCCAACACGCAACGCGGCGGGCGGCAGACGACGGCGCATATTTTGCGTGCGTGGGCATGGTTAGGCCGCTGCGGTCATCTTTTCGTAGACGAGCGGGATCAGGCTCGCGTTCGCCGGCTGCGCGAGTTGTCCGGCCGCTTCGATACCGAATTCCTTCGCAAAGACCAGCATGTCGGCCATCGTCTTGCCTTGGGAGGTGACCCACTTGCACAGGTCGGCGAACGTGGCCGGTGCTGCCGGTGCTGCCGGTGCTGCCGGTGCTGCCGGTGCTGCCGGTGCTGCC